GTCAAAAATAATTAAAATATTGAGTATGAGCAAGTTAAATGTTAGTAGAAATGTTTTTTTAGAGAAAGAAGAGCTTTCAAATATGATTTCTTTCTTTGCCACAGCACCGCTTATGAAGGCGGTGTTACAGGCATCTTATTCCTTTGGGATGATTACGAATGACCCGTCTAAGATCAATCCTAATACAGTTAACAAACCAGTAGAAGATGAAAATCTTGTAGAACCTTTTAAAGTGGAAACAGGAACAAACTCTGGCACTATTAAGGTACTTCCTGGGATGGCTCTTACCAGTGCCGGGAACTTTATAGATATCAATGTAGAAGATAATATTCTTGTACCGAACGACAGCAATTTCTATTGGGTGAAGATTGCTTACAAAACAAGAAATTACGAAAAGGGATATGTAAGCGTAAACTCACAAGGTATCGTTTCTGGTTCTGTGGATTTTACAGGTAAGGTAAGAGGTCAATCTTCATCAACCCCCGTCTCTATCCGGTTTGAAAAACAAGACGGTTCTGTTCCTTTGAATAATGGCGTTTATCAGATTGTGAATATAATAGACAATCAGAATTTACTTCTTACGTCCGCTACTACATTCACTCCTGAATCCAATTTAAGAGCTATTGTGCTTGGGACACTTCCTTTGGGAGGTGTATTGACTTCCGAGCAGCGAAACGGTTTATACACTTATGACGATTATACCATTTCTTTAGTACCGGAAGTTAGCATAAGCACTCCGCCGGAAAAAGAACCGGACGAGTATTATATCGCTCGTGTACAAAATTCTGGCGGCACGGTATCTGTTTACAATGAAGTGAAAAGCGAATATTGGTCGCTTGGGAATATATTCATGTCAACTTCTAAAAGTTAAGGCTTATGTTACGGTTTTATTATACGGTCAGTTCGGGATATAACAGTCCGCAGACAAAAGTTTCAGATTCGTTGGGAGGGTACAAATCTTCTACACCTGTGCCTAATGATGTTTTTGGCAATTTATTTGATGAAATAAGCCTTAATTTGGCTTCAAATCCTCGTAGCCAATATGTTGCTCTTGTTTTGAAAAATGAGGGCACAGAAACGCTTAAAAACGTTGAATTATGGTTTTCTTCTGTAACGGATAACCCCTATGGAACAATCACGGTAGGAGCTATAGGGATGGGAAAGGATGAAGAAGAAAATCCGGTTACTTCGCGCACATCTTCCATGAACGAAAAGCCTTATTGGATTCAGTTCCATGAAGCAAAAGAGGAAGAACCGGTATCGCTTGGCGATATGGAAGCAGGAAAAGAAATCTGTTTGTGGTTTTGCCGGTCGCTTGACAAGGAAATTATAAAAAGTGACTATGATCTTGTGGCAGAGAGAGATATGAACACGCAGAACCGCTATAAAAAGGTGGAAAAGCAGACAGAGGAAATTTTTAACATTAATTTGCTTTGGGAATAAATACAATAATTGTATTTTTGTCGGTGTAAGGGGAGAGAAATTTCCCCTTCTTTTAACTTCAAAAATATTAAGTTTTTGTATGCAATAATTGCAATTTCGATATGACAAGAAAAGAGGAATTTAAACTGATTTACAGCTATTTACAAGGAAAACTATCAAGTAACCCAGCTTACGAGTTCCGTCCAAAAAGAAAGGACAGGGAGAAACTGGATGAGTTTTTGTCTAACGATAAAGTAGGAAATCTTTGGGAATATCTTACGTTTCAGTTCAACCGACAGATGTTTGTTCTCAAACTATCCAATCTCCCTGTAGTTCCTCTTATGAATGTCATAGGAAAAACAGCCATAGATAGATGGAGAAAAAGAACAAAAAGGGACATATACTTCACCTCTAAATTTGTGATGGAAAATGAACTTTTCAATCCTATAGAAAGTGAAGAAGGTATTTCAGAAAGTTATCTGGACGAGCAAAGGAAACTCTATTTTGATTCTCCAGAAGGATATATCCTATGCGATAGCTTCGATGGCTATTTGCTTGATGAAGAAAAATGCAAAGGTTGCAGATATATATTGCTTTGTAAAGAGAAATGGAAAGATAAAAAAGAAACGGCATGTGGGGATTTAAACAAAGAAGAAAAGAATTAGAAGTGAAGATTGTTCCTTGCTTCTATGACACAAAAAGGGCAGAGCTTTTGATTGTAAAGTATGGGTGGTTTGGGAATCCTAAATTCGTAAAGAGCTTTGGTTTTGTCTATCTTTCGGATAGAAGGAGTGAAGAAAGGATAGATTGGGTAATTGAATTGGTAGAGAAGTTTAACAGAATACAAGAAATGCGATATGAAAGAAGAAAGAACAATGTATGATGTGCGTTATGCTCTCACAAAAGGAACTATAAACAAGGTTACTGTAGAGGGTAGTGAATTTAAGAATAAGGATTTGGTAATTGTCAAAGGGGAATGTGTTTTTTCAAGAGTAGGCAGTGATGTTTTCTTTACCGAAGAAGAAGCAAGGAAAAGTGCTAATGAAAGGGTTAGAAAACGGATATTGTCATTGGAAAAACAGATTGAAAGATTGAAAACTTTAAAATTCTGACAATATGGGAAAGCGGAAGCATAAAGCAAGACAGAAATTTCTTGATTCTCTTACAGAGGAAGAGAAAATAAAAAGAGGCATGTGGGGATATTTGCCCGCAAAAGACGGAAAGAAAGTCTTATGTAGAGGGGATATAAACACAATGCTTTTTATTCCTCTGATAACAAAAGAAGAACCTGTAGGCTTTTGGGCTTTTGTACAGGACGGAAAACTTTTGGGTAACTGGTGACATGGGACTGCAAAAGAAAGAAAAATATGAAGCAAGACCTTGTGTCTGTTGTAAGCAGAGCCATTACATCTACAATAGGATGAAGTGGCTCTGTAAGGAATGCGACAAGAAAACAGGGAAAGAAAGGAGAGGTGACCTTAAATCCCTATTCATGGAAATATGGGAAGAAAGAGAACATGTATGCGCGAAATGTGGGAAGCCTTTAGGAGATGAACCGAAAGTCATTTTCTTTTCACACATACGATCACGCGGAGCGAGACCGGACTTGAAAATGGACAAAGACAACATTGAACTTCTTTGCTCCGCTTGCCATAGGTTACATGAATTTGGGGAAAGGGAAATTTTATGAGGAAAGTAATCGCCGTATCAATATTATCTTTGTTTCCGTTACTTGTTTCTGATATTAGAGTTTCTGCTATCAGTAACAAGAAAGACGCGATGGACAGGGTGGTTTGGGAAAGATTGGTTCATGCTATTTGCATGGTTGAATCAGGCTGTGACGATAGTGCAAGAAATCCTAAAAGTTCAGCTTCCGGCAGGTTTCAAATGTTGAAAATTTATGTGGATGAAGTGAACCGTATTAAAGGAAAGAGAATTTACTCCTATAATGATAGGTTTGATCCTTTAAAGGCAAGAGAGATGTTTGAAATTTATCAACAACATTACAACCCGAATAAGGATATTGATAGGGCGATTATTCTTCATAGAGGAAAGGTTTCGGAGAAATATATCAAGAATGTAAAAGAAAATATGCGTTATGGGAAAGAAGATATTAGATGCTTGTTGTGGTAGCAGGATGTTTTGGTTCGATAAGAAGAATCCGAATGTTTTATTTATGGATAAAAGAACAGAGACGTTATATGCAAAAGATAAGGATAAAATAAGAACAATAGAAGTTAAACCTGATATTGTTGGTGACTTTACTAATATGCCTTTTGAGAATGAATCTTTTTATATGGTAGTGTTTGATCCGCCACATTTAAAGACACTTGGAGAGATGTCTTGGATGGCTAAGAAATATGGCAAACTTCCTGATGATTGGCAACCCTTAATAAGAAAAGGTTTTGAAGAATGTATGCGTGTTTTAAAAGTAAATGGTATATTGGTTTTCAAATGGAATGAATCTGAAATATCTGCAAAAGATGTACTAAAAGTAATTCCGTATAAGTCTTTATTTGGACACACAACAGGAAGACAAAGCAAAACAATATGGATGTGCTTTATGAAGATTGATAACTAAATTTTTTGATACCATGAAAGTATGTTGGACGGAAGAAGGAAACTACTTCGAAGGGGAAGTGATTGATTCCTACCCTGTGGAAGATGGGACGATGTTAGTGGTAGAAGCAGAGAACAATCACAAAAGGTTTGTTCTTAGAGAATGGAACACATTAATTGAAATAGGGGAGGATGGGAATGAGATTAAATGAAAACATGGAATTGCTTCTTACTTCTATTTCCGAATTGCTTGGGGATATGAAAATGAACGTTTTCAAAGAGAAGCTGGAGAAGGTGATCGCTTTCCCAAGTGACGCAAGCGTAGCGGATTTTATAGAAGAATATACGAAATGGAGCGAAAAGAACTATTTCAAGAAAGAGAGATTGTTTGTCTTTTCAATCGGGAAACTGGCACTTACAAGGATATACATAGTCTCTGCTGAAATGAAATATACGGATGAGGGGATACCGGAAATAATCATAAATGAAATGCCGGATGCTGTCAATTTGAAGGACAACCCCTATAAAAACATCCATATACGGTATGAAAACGAGGATGATTGTTCTCGTGATTTTGATAGACTGAAATTAGTTTTAAACTGATAGAGCGTGGAAATATTAACAAAAAATTTGAATCTTACAGGGATGACAGAGTATTTCAATCAACATTTCTCGAAAAGAAATGGCAAGAAATTCACTCTGTGGGATATTAGAGCTTATAGCACGACAGGGAATGTTCCTGCTTATATAGGTGGAGGAAATCTGTATATCGATCCATGTGTACCGGAAGGAGGAAATGTAAGACTTTGGCAGCTTGTAAGAGATACAAATAGACAAAAATTTAGAAGATGAAAACAAAAGTGTATGTTAGCTTGCCTATAACAGGGCATGATTTGGAAGAAACAAAGAAATACGCAAATCAAGTCAAGAAATGGCTCGAAGAAAAGGGATATGAAGTGATAACACCTTTTGACGCTTGTAGTGAACCGGATAAACCATATTCCTATTACATGGGGGAGAGCGTTAAGGCTCTTTTAGAGTGCGATGCCGTTTATTTTGTTTTTGATTGGGCAGCATCAAAAGGTTGCATGGCAGAGTTTGAGATAGCAAGAGTTTACGGGAAACAAATAATGATGTAGAGGTGAAAACAGATAATAGTAATTTTTACATTTATGCTTTGTATGATCCTGAAATAGGCTCAAAATGTTTGTTCTATATAGGACAAACAAGGGGATCGCTAAAGAAACGTTTAAATCATCATTGTTACCATATTATGTGTGCTGAACAAGGGAAAATGAGAAAGAGGAATAAAGATAAGCAAAATTGGTTTGTTAGTTTGTTAAAAAACGGGAATCGTCCTTCTATTATTTTAATAGATAGATGTTATAATCAACAAGATGCTGATGAAAAAGAAAGATTTTGGATTTCTTTTTGTAAATCAATGGGACAACCTCTTTTAAATAAATCTACTGGTGGATCGTGTGGAGGAACATTTTCTTTGAGCGAAGAAGCAAGAAAGAAACAATCTGAATATGCTTCTAACAGAACAGAAATACATAAAATTAGGAATAGGGAAGCGAATAGGGGTCGCAAATATTCTATGGAACATAATCAAAAATGCAGAGAAAGTAGGCTGAATGGCAAGCCAGTTATTAGAACAAATTTAAAAATAGCGCAATATGATTTAAACGATAATTTGATTGCTGTTTTTAATGGTACTATGGATGCTGTTCGCAAAACAGGCGTTTCGTATCAAGCTATACAAGGCTGTTTATGGGGAAGATTGAAAACAGGATATGGTTTTAAATGGAAGTTTACTAATGAAAAATTTAAATAGTTATGAAAAGTGCGAGTAAATATATAATATGCTATGACTGCGAAACTTCTGGTTTACCTTCTGCTGAAAAGCCTGCTTTTGACACCATAGCATTAATAGAATTGGCTTTTGTTGTAATAGATATGGAAAAGTTGGAAGTTTGCGAAGAATTGTCTATGATATTTCCGCGTGACTACAAAGAAGGTCTTATCTATTCTTCGGAAGCGGAAGCGGTGCATGGGATAACGGAAACAATCCAAAAGGAAAAGGCTATACCTCTAAAGGATATATTCAAGAAATGTCAGGCACTTTTTAAGAAGTACAAGAATCCCAGACAAATGTGTACATTATGTGGACACAACATAGTAGGGTTTGATAATGCCTTTTTGGAGAACTTCTTCAAGTTCATGGGGGATGATTTAAAGAAGTATGTAAAGTTTTCCATTGACACTATGCAAATGGCACACATGTCATATCCTGAATTGGAAAACTATCAGCTTCATACCGTTTGCGAAAAAGAAGGTATTGATTTGGTGAATGCGCATCGCGCAGGTGATGATACCTATGCTAATGCGCTTTTGATGATCAATTTTGTAAAAAAGTTAAGGGGAGAAGGCGTGTCTGACAGTGGAACTTCATCTGCACGAAATCCTTTCCGAGAAAAATTTGCTTTGTAAAAATGGCAGTCATATACAATTCAAAGGGCGGAATACTTACCGAACTACAATCAAAAAGGTTGTTTACAACGGTGGACGACATTATAGACCGGCTTCCTTCCACTACTGTGCGATCCTTGTTTTCTGGTGGAAGCAGAAAGGATTTGGACAAAATGCTGGACACTATAATCAACCAGACCGAGTATGCCATGAATTTTGGACGTTCGCTTGACACGGAAAAGCTGGGGTATGTGGACAATCTGTTTGCTTCAATGGATGAAAATCTAAGGATTCTGTCTTTTAACTATTTCAAGGCGACAGTCCTTTCCAATTTCAATATGGGGTGGCGAAACTTGGAGTGGGGGAATCTTACACAGTTATTTCCCTGGAGCAGCTATTTGTGTTCGCGAAGTAGTGGAAAGTGCGTTTCTCCTGATACTTTGATAGTTATGGCAGATGGTTTGCTAAAAAAAGTCCAGGATATAAGGGTAGGTGATAAGGTGATGGGACAAGATTTGAAATCTCGCAATGTCTTGGAACTGCACCACGGAGAAACCTATATGTACGAAGTAAGACAGAAAGGTGGAGATAGCTATATAGTAAGCGAAGGACACATCCTTTGTCTTGCTGACGGCACTTATATTCCTGTTGAAATCGCCGAAATGAACCAAAGAAGAGCTGCCAAATATGAAGGTTATAAAGTTTCAAGGGATGGGAAATTCAAGAAAACGGAAATCTTTATAACCTTACTGGATGAAGGTGAGTATTACGGTTTTGCTTGTGACGGAGATCATAAGTTTTTGCTCGCTGACGGCACAGTAACACACAACAGCTTCGAGTGGTGCTATGCGTTCCCCCTATGGAGGTTGTATTCCTATACACGTCCTATGCTGTATGGAGGGGATACGATAGACAATAAGAACCGGAAAGAAACCGCTATGATCACAAACACAATGACACTTGCAAAAGTGCATGTGAACAAGATTATAGAGGAAATATCCACCAATGATATATTGAAGGAAAAACTTGATCCGAACGGCAAGGCTAAACTTGGAGAAACGGCAATAGAAGGTGAGAATGGTGCGATTCTTCATGTTCGTGGTAAAGATGGGTTTATTCGTGGTTTGCACGTTGGAGCAGCAATCATAGATGATATGCCGGACGAAAGTTCTCTTTACAGCGATGAGCAAAGAGAAAAGCTAAAGGAAACATTTAGAGGGACTATTACTCCTATTGTTGAGCCTTACGGATATCTGATTGTGTCCGGTACGCCTTATTCTACTGCTCCTAACGAATTGTACAATGTCATTAAGGGGGATAAGCGTTTTTATCTGTTTGAATATCCTATCATATTCCCGGATGGACGACCTCTTGCTCCTGACAGGTATATGTTTGAAGATATAAAAAGGAAAAGAACAGAGCTTGGTTCTATTGTGTTTGCACGAGAGTACCTTGTGATTCCTATTTCAGATAACTCAACTATTTTTCCGTATGAATATCTTAGAAGGGCAACTACCAGCATGGATAAGGTTTCCTTTGCGGACAGCATAGAGTTTTATCCGTTCGAACTTAGAAGGGTGATTGTGGGATGCGACTTCGCTGTTTCTGGTAATATCGGTGCTGACTACACTGTTTATTCCGTATGGGGTGTTGATTTCTCCGGTAATTACCACCTTGTGAATTATTTCAGGGCAAAAGGTATGTCTCACAATGAGCAGGTGGACAAGATTGTTCTTTTCAATCGTTTGTTTAAGCCTGATAAGATCGTGTGCGAAGCTAACGGATTTCAAGGGATATTGTCAGCACTTGCAAGAGAAAGAGGACTTACCAATATCGAACAATTTACCACTACGGAAGGAAACAAAAAGGACTTGTACACCGGACTTCCGTCTTTGTCTGCCATGTTTGAAAGAGGACAGATCAGAACGCCTTACAAGGAAGGTGAAACAAGGGAAAAGGTGGAATTGATGTTCAGTGAGTTTTCTTCTATCACTTTTAGAAGCGATAAAGGAAAACTGGAAGCAAGTTCGGGACATGATGATTTATGCCTTTCAAGCTGGTTTGCAATAAACACCTTACGAGAAGAAGGCGAAAGTAGTGGTTTTAGTATCAATTTGGTTTAAATTTTGGTATCGTGAATAAACTGAATCCTGGTTTTATGTCCGAAATATTTAAATTGATGTTTTCGGATGAAGTCATAATGTGTATAGCTTCGGAGCATCTGAAATATGAATTGATCCCTAAAGAATGGCCTGGATACAAATTCATACTAAGAGAAGCTGTCGAACAATATAGAGAAAAGGGGAAACTTCCCGCGCTTGGCGCTATCTGTCAAAAATTTTCTGATAATGACTTTGTATTGGATGCTGCAAAGGAAATAAAGAAAGCCAATCTGATAGACAGAGAAATAGCAATAGACCAACTTCAATCGTTTGTGAAAGAGACGGAGTTCGAACTTCTTTCCAAAAGGGTACATGACCTTTACGAAGAAGGAAAGAAGGAAGAAGCTATCCGTGTGAACGCGGAAGAATCGCAAAGGATTGTGGAGATGTCTTTTCGTTCCAAATCAGGGGGTTTTCAGTCTGTTTTTGGGGGTTTTCAGCAGCGTATGATTGAAAGACGCATGGATGCTGCTACAATAACGGAAAAGCCAGTAAAAATTCCTTTCGGAATTGACAGGTTGGACGATGTATCTTTCGGTGGCATGGAAATAGGTGATACAACGCTTTGGATTGGAAGGTCTGGAGTTGGGAAGAGCAGTGTATTAAAATGGCACGGCTATTCTGCTGCCCTTAGAGGTGTTCCGGTTCTTCATATCCAGTTGGAAGGTGGTGCGAAAGCCTGTATGCGAATATATGATCAGCTTTGGTCAAACCAGTCCTATTCCAATATCAAATCAGGTAACATTGATCCCAACGATAAGAAAAAGATTGAAAAGGCGATTGAAGAAATTAAAGAATCTGGTTCAGATATAGAGGTGTATGGTTTCAAGAAGTTCGGGCAGGCTTCTATGAGCGATATAAGGCAGCTATGTTATGACTATTTCAATACACATGGGCGTTTTCCTGGGTTGGTAGTTTTGGATTCTTTGGACTTGATAAAGACCGGCATTTCCAAAAAAATAGATAGCGACCCGGATTACAAGAAAGAAAAGCTACAGACTTGCGCACAGCTTCTAAAGAACCTTGCCGACGAGATTGAAGCTCCTATTATCACAACAACACAAACAAGTGATGTGCCCTTTGAATTATGGAACAACCCTGATAAAGTAATAGACCGTTCTTATACGGAAGGAGACAAGACACTTGTAAAACCTTTTTCCTTTGTGTTCACACTAAATATGACAATAGAGGAAAAGGCAAATGCAACAGCACGTATCTATGTGGATAAATTGCGTGATTACAAGGAAAGTCAAGAAGTGATAACGATTGCCACCAATTATGACAAGCGCAGGTTCTATCACAGGGGACGGACAATGGAGATGTACAACCAAATATCTGAAAGGAAGGAAGCGAAAAAGACGGCAAGGAAGAAAAAGTCTGACGAACAAAAGACGGAAACGATATGATACGGATTGACGAAGAAGAAGTAAAGGCTGCGTTCGGACTTAGAATATTCGGTTCGCAAGGGTGGCTTTCAAATAAAGGGATGCCTTGTCCCTATTGTGGAAAGGAAAAGAAATGGGGTGTCAAGATAGATGTGCACGGGGGAGTTTTCCATTGCTGGAAATGTCAGACAAAAGCATCTTTCAAGGATTTTCTTGAAAAGGTAGGAAGAAAAGACCTTATACGGATGGAATATCAAAACTCTATAAGCACGAAACTTACTCCTTTGAAAGAAGAGAAAGAGGAAAACGAGGAAGAAGAGCTTCCTGTTCCGAAGCTTCCTTTTCGTCTTAAAAGAATAGTGTCAGACAGTTATCTTGACGGAAGAGGTTTTAAGAAATATCATTACGATCTTTTTGAACCTTCCGAAACAGATTCCGTTCTTGAAAAGAACTTGCGAAACTATATCATTTTCAAAATGAAGATGGATGGTAAGCTGGTAGGATGGCTCGGAAGGAGTAGGTATTCTAAAGAATGGCATAAAAAGGATTTGGAAAGGGCAAAGGAAACAGGAAGTAAGCCTCACTTAAGATACGAAAACAGCATAGGAACGAACTTCACGAAGATACTGGGAGGCTTTGATGAGCTTTCTTCTTCGGTCAAAGATGTTATCATAGTGGAAGGGTTGTTTGACAAGGTAGGAATAGACAATCTTTTGCAGCTTTGGGATTGCAATAGCTTGAAATGTGTCTTTACGTTTGGAAAGAGCATCAGTAGGGAACAGATTTCCTACTTGGAAAGGAAAGGTATCAAGAATGTGATCCTTATGTATGATGATGCAACTGTGGAAGAATCGAAAAGCGCAGGGCTTATGTTGGGAAAGAAATTCAACACAAAGATAGCCTATCTTTATAAGCCAGGGATTGATCCTGGCGATATGGATATAGATTATTTGGATGATGTGTTGGATAACCTTTACGATCCTATTAATTTTTATGTGTCTAAAATCAAGAAGTTATGGGTGTAAAAGCTAACTTTGTCGAAAATCATATATCATCATGGAAAAGAGCAGAGAATTATCAATAGACGAATATTTGAAGGTGCTTCAATTGGAATACCTTACAAACAAAGTAAGAAGCCTTATTTTTGATCGTCCGGAATTTGTCAAGATGGCTTCTGATATAGCAGAGTTCAAAAAGGAAAGGATAGAGCTTCTTTCCAAACGTCATTTCAAATCTTCTATTTTTATGTCAACGGAAGAGTTTTTGAACTTTTATGAGAGCGAGTTCTTGAATCCTTTCGGCCTTCCCAATTTCCAGTATAGTAATGATGAGAAAAAGCGCGCTTCACAGTGGTATTGGGATGTTGTTCATTTGCTTGGTAAAGGACAGGTAGTTATCTATAAAGACAGCGAATATCCTATATTAGGCAATAATATGAAAGATCGGATGGTTTGCATTCAAGTAAACAAGAAAAGAAAAAATGTAAGTTATTCAGAAATCAAAATACAGAAACTTGTAATGTGTTTTGATGGTAAATTATTATAAATCAATAAATTATTTCGAACTATGAATTTTAAAGAGTATGAAGCTCACGCAGCTTCAACATCTTGCTACGCAAAAGAGGTAGCTATTCCGTATGTGATAATGGGACTTACCAATGAGCTGGCAGAAGTTTACGAGAAAGTAGATTGCGCAGCCGAAGCAAAGGAAATTGTAAAGGAAATAGGGGATGTTCTTTGGTATGTTGCCATGATAAGACAGGAACTTGATTTGCCGGAATTGGAGTTTCCAGAGATTATCAAAAAGCTGACTGACGAAGATGTTTATCATTTGTCACCTTCCTACTTGTTGCAACAGACAGGTATTATCAACGGGCATGTAAAGAAATTTTTCCGGGATGATGATTATAAGGCAGGGTTTACAGAAAAAAGAAAAGAACCATGCCATAAGGCTTTGAAAGAAATCTTACAAGGGTTGCAGAACCTTGCTGTTTACATTGAAGGAAACAAGGGAGACTGCTCTTTAGTGTCGATTGCAAAGGGAAATGTGGAAAAGTTGTCTAAAAGAAAAGCCGAGAACAAAATACATGGGGACGGTGATAACCGGTAACGATTATGGTACGTGCTGTTACTTTTTTAGGAGCTTCTTGTGTTGGGAAAACATCTGTTTTTGATCTTATCGAAAAGGATAGGTCGTTTGCCAGATTCGCCAAAATAGGCAGCATATCAAGACAACTTGTAAAGGAAGGGGAAATAGACCCTTCCTTTGATTCTGTCCCCAATCAAAGGGCGATATTTGATAAGTATCTTGAAGTGCTGCACGGTGAAAGCTATATTTCTGATAGAAGCGTTATTGATGTTCATACTTTCACAAGGACGCTTCCCTATTCGATTTCGTTAGATAATGAATTAAGACGGCAGTCAGACTTGATAAGTCTTAATGAATACTATCTTCCCGTTATCTTTTATTTTCCTATCTATTGGAATGTTGAAAATGATGGAGAAAGATTGAGTGACGAAAACAGGAGAAGAAAATGGGACAGTGAGATAAGGAAGTTTTTGATGGACAAAAGATTACCCTATGAAGTAATGCCAAACGACACTCCTTTTAATAGGGTAAGGTTCATAAAGGGTGTACTTTCTACAAGAATGAATTTACGTTAAATTCATTGTTAAAATCGGCAAAACTTCAATTATTGAATGCAATAGTTGTATATTTGCCGATAGAAAAACGAAAAGAAGATAACATGGAGACTTTATTTAATGAGTTGGAAGAATATCTTTATTCCAATACAATACAATACACTTCTGACAGGGAAAACTATACTGTGTCATTTGATGGGAAGACATACGAGCTTTTTTCTCCAAATGATGATGGATATTTCTTTGATGAAGATTTTCGGTGGGACAATGAAGCTACCGAATATGACGGCTATATTTTCCGCTTCGGCGGCGTATGGTACACTATAGAAAAAGGACAAGAAAAAGACCCCAAATTAAACCGTGTAAAATGGAGAGGGCAAAGCGAAGTGGCAGGACTTTCTTCCAATTTTTTGGGTGTACATGGTTCATTTGAACTTCTGAATGGAACAAGTCTATATTCCGATTGGGTAAAGAAAGCCAAATTCTTAGGGATCGAACGTCTTGGTATAGTGGAAAAGGGGACACTTGCAGGAGCATTGAAATTTCAGAATGCTTGCAAATCTGTAGGAATTATCCCTGTGTTTGGATTGGAAGTCCCTGTAAAAGATGAAAAAAAAGACATTTCGTTCACTTACAAAATCTATGCTAAAAACGAAAAGGGGTGGCAGCATCTTCTTGCCATCAACAAAATAATCAATTGTGATTCTTCTGGGAAATTCATAACTCCTAAAGACATGATGGAACATACGGAGGATGTGTTTATCGTTTTTGATCCGAAAACGATAGATTATACTGATGTTCCTATTCTTTTAAGAAACAAGCATAACGTGTTTTGGCAAGCTGATACAGTGGAATATGCAAAGTTCAACAGAGATACAGAATATCTTACAAACTTTGAAGCCTTTTATAAGTCGAAAATGAAGCCAGTCGCCCTTTGCGATGCCTTCTATATTGAACCGGAATATTACATTTTAAGGGAAACTGTAAATAAAATAGGAAAGAAGGTTAATCATAAATCCTACAACCAGTATTTTAAGGATGAAGTGACTTACATGGAAGAACTTCTTTCTTTGTTTGAGGATCAGTCTGTAGGGGAAGCCTTTTATTTAAAGGCACGGGAAAATATGGATATGATTGCGGAAAGCTGCAATTTTGAAATCCCTACTGACAGTAGACATCTTCCTCGTTACGAAATGACAAAAGAGGAAAAAGAAAAGTATGAATCCAACGAAGATATGTTTGATTCCCTTATCTATGAAGGCATAGAAAACAAACCAGAACTTTTAGAAGACTATTCGGAAGATGTGTTGGTAGAACGGATTGAAAGGGAATCCGATACGATCAAATTTGGAGATGTAGTGGATTATTTTTTGATCTTACGTGATATCGTCAATTGGTGCAAGGGGAACGATATTCTATTAGGTGGAGGAAGAGGTTCGTCAGCAGGATGTTTAATTTCTTACCTTTTTGGTATTGTAAATACAAATGCCTTAAAGTTTAACTTACTTTTTGAAAGATTTTTGAACAAAGGACGTGTCAAAGTATCTCTTCCCGATGTGGACACGGATGTTCCAGGAGAGAAAAGACCATTGGTAAAACGATACATGGAAAATCGTTTTGGAGAAACACAGGTTTGTTCTGTAGGCACATACACTACCTTGCAGATAAAACAAGCTATAAATGACGTAGGAAAGATTTATGGAGCTTCCATCCCTACTCTTAGAAGAATTTCCAAAATGATAGAAGATGTGAAGACGGAGGAAGATTTTCTAAAACTTGCTCATAGAAAGGAAGAAATAGCACAATTCGTGAACAAATATCCTGAAATGATGAATGTCGTTTTCCTTCTTCTTGGGCAACAAAAGGCAGCTTCCATTCATGCTTGCGCCATGATGATTTTTCCAAAGGAAAAAACAATGTATGAGTGGTGTCCTGTAAGAAAAGTGGACAACCTTGTCGTTAGCGAATGGGAAGGTGGAGAAATGGATGAGGCAGGGTTTCTGAAAGAAGATATTTTGGGGATCGAACAGCTTGATAAATTTACCGATATTCTTACCTTGATAGAAAAGAATACTGGAAAGAAGATCAATCTCTATACAGATATAGAATATGATGATCCAGAAGTGTACCGCTATTTTGCAAACGGCTGGCTTAGTGATATATTCCAATTCTCTGCAAAGGGACTTTCTTCTTACACGCAGAAAATGAAGCCTAAAAATATGGATGATGTGATTGCTGCACTTTCCTTGTTTCGTCCCGGTCCAATGGAAAACGGCTTTCACATGGATTATATTGCATTGAAAAATGGCGAGAAAGAGCCTCTGTATCCTATTGGTACAGAAGAAATATTGAAAGATACTTACGGGCTTCTTGTCACACAGGAACAGATCATGAATATTTGTAATCAACTTGCTGATTTTGACTTAGTTACTTGTGATAAAGTACGCAAGGCATTGGGTAAGAAAAAGTTAGATGTTCTTCTCCCGTTAAAGGCAAAGTTCATAGAAGGGTATGTAAACAAATTCGGAAGCAAAGGTGCAACCAAAGAGAGTGCAGAACATCTTTGGGATCAGATGGAAGAATTTGCTAAGTATTCGTTCAATCGCTGTATTTCAGGTAGTTGCAAGTTTTTAAGGAACGCTTGCTCTAAAAGTAAAAGACAACCAACCATTGAAGAGATGTATTTGATCCGAAACGATATTGAATTTGCGAAAGCAAATAATTGGTTGCCACTTAGAAGTAAATATATGAGATTGGGGTATGGAGAATGTCTTACTATGTGTGAAGATGGCAGAATTAGGACACGTAAGATTAAAGATATTCGATTTGCTGGCGTAAGGCAAACTTATAAAATTACTTTAGAAGAAGGTCGGTATATTTCTGTTACAGATAATCACAAGTTTCCTACTCAAAGGGGAAAGGTAATGTGCAAAGATTTAGTAGTAGGAGAAGATAGTTTATTTGTCCAACTACCGTATGAGAAAACAGACAGCCAGCGATATAATTTTACAAATCTTAGAGGTAAAGACCGGTCTAAAGATCATAGAGAGTTTTTAAATTCTCAAAAAGGTCACATGGGTTTCGTAAAAACAAACGGAGAATCCTCTAAATTTAAAGATTTTAGGTCTGAAAATGGAGGGTGGGGGATTTGTAAAATATGCAAGAAAGAAAGTCGATTAGAGATACATCATGTTGATGGGAATAGACGCAATAATGAAAATGAAAACCTTATTTCTATCTGCGCTTCTTGTCATAAGAAAATTCATTATCGAGAATTTAATAGGACAAGACGAGGGGAGAAAGGCTATCCTTCTAAACTAATGAGAATTGTTAGTATTGAGCCTGATAAGATAGAAAATGTATATGATGTTGAAGTGGACGATCCAAACCATAATTTTTGTACGGAACAAGGTGTTATTACTTGTAATAGTCACGCTGCTGCTTATGCTATCAACGCTTACAATTCCTTGTGGCTGAAAGTACATTATCCATTGGAGTTTTGGTCGGTTGCCTTATCTCGTGCAAGTAAAGATGATTTTCCTCGTTACATTAATGAGATGAATCAAACGGAAGGAATCGAAATCAAGCCTGTCAATATCAACAAATCTGATGTTGGTATCGTAGGCGACAAAAAGAGCAACAGTGTTTATTGGGCGCTTAATGCCACCCAACAAGTCGGAGAAAAGGCACAGGAACAGATTATTAAAGAGAGAAATGAGAATGGAGATTATTTTTCTTTGGAAGAGTTTGTAGACCGTCATTCCTTCAAGGGTTCTTCTGTTAATAAGTCCACTGTTGAAAACCTTATTTATTCAGGTGCTTTTGACGAGATGGATGAAACGAGAGAGTTTTCCAATATCTTCTCTGCAAGGGAATATATGCTTGGAAAATACCGAGAAAAGAACCGTATCAAGATAGATAGGGAAAAGGACGAATACAGTGTTGCTTTCAGCAAAAACAAGATAGGTAAGGATTGGTGGTGGCTTTTGCAACAGAAAAACAAGTCCGGTTTCGCTTTCTTTGATTACAAGAAATTGATAGAGGAATACCTTCGGCAGAAAGCAAAGACTGCGGAATATTACGATGTGGACGATTTGCAGAACTATGACGGTTCTACCTATAAAATGGCAATGGTGGGAGGATATGTGTTGGAAGTGGAAGAAAAGGAATCGAAGACAGGAGCGTTTGCCAGCCTTCTACTTGAAAACAACTACAAATTCCTTCGTGTGGTGATATTCCCTGCCGACTATATGGACAAAGAAGAGTATATCCAAAGTTGCAAGAAGAACATCTTACTGCTTACAGGAAAGGTTTCTTTTGATAGGTTTAAAGAGGAATATGTGATACAAGCAAATGGAAACAGTCAATTTATAAAATTGGGAGTGTGATAATATGAAACTTACGAGATGTTTTGGTGACAAGGCTATAGTCTTGATTTCAAACGACCTTAAAAATGAACTGGATATGGATGCTGTAACTTCTATAGACCATTCCAATCTATACGGGGAGATAGCTACAAGTTCAGTCTTATTGAACAAAGTAGGACTTCTTCGTGCACAAGCTGAATCTGAATATGAAGCAGCAAAGTTGGAATTTTCTGTACACAAAGCACAGCTTTCTACAGAGATAAGACGGGAATCCATTGTGAATGCCGGAAAGGTCAAAGTGGAAGATATAGGACTTGTGAAACTTACAGAAAGTTCTTTAGAAGATATTCTTACCATCAATCCAGAGCTTAATGCAATGCAAAAGACACTTGTCAAGAAGAAAAAGTATTTGGCGGAAATAGATAGTCTCTATTGGGCGTTGCAGTCGAAAGACCGAAAATTAAACAATTTAGTTCCAAAAGTTACACCGGAAGAGTTTTTGGATAATTTAGTGGAAGGAGAAATAAATACATTCATAATTAAAAAAGAAAAGTAATTATCAACATTTTAAAAACATTAGAGTTATGAAATTTGACAGATCGAAGTTTAAGAAACAGTCAGTAGAAGATTTGGATTCAGAAGTAAAGCAAGCAGAAAAGACAATGCGAAAGGGTGGCAAATCTTATACCGGATTTGCTACCGTCCAAAAAGGAAAGAATACATTCCGTGTGGCTCCTTCAATGGGTAAAGCCTATGTCGCTTGCAAAATGTCAAAGCTCCGCGTGGAAGTTCCTACTTATGATGAGAACGGTAATGTGACAGGAAAGGAAGTGAAAGACAAGAACATTTTTTGCGCGGACGTACATGGACGCAACCTTCTTAAAGGGAAAGACCCTATCGTCCTTTATTGCGACTATGTGAGAAAGAAAGCATCCGAAGAATATCAAGATGATACGGAAAGACGCAAGTACCTCAATCCTATCATGGGTTACAAGAAAGGCAACAAGTTTGTATGGGGTATCAATCCTACGCTGGCTTATGTTTGCTATGTGTATCAAGGGAACAAAGATTTTGCCCGTTTGCAGCTTTATGGAACATGGATGAACCGTATAAAGGAAATTTCTGTAGAACAATCTGATGATGATACGGTTTCATTCGACATTTTCTCACAGATGGAAGGTGCTTATCCCCTTGTAATCACGATGGGGGAAGATGATAAAGGCAAAAAGACTTATTCTTTATCTGCCGGCATACCGAAGAAAGGTCAGTCATGGGATGAGTTTTTTGAAGAAACTGCTATCCCGGACGAAGACATGGAATATTTCTTGAATGAAGTTCCTTCACTTGAAGAAATTTACAAAGATTCTTACAGAGCAAAGGATTTTGAAATGGCTTTGGATGGATTGAAACGCTTCGATGAAGAAAATAATTATGATATCTTTTCCGATGATGAGTTCTTGAATGAAATTGAAGAAATGGCAGCAATGCTTCCAGAAGATGAGAGCAAGGAAACTACATCTGATGAAAACGAAGATAACGAAGAAGCTGACAAAAAGAAAACTGTAGCAAAGAAACCGGCAAAGGAAGAAGACGAGCAAGAAAAACCTGCACCCAAGAAACAGGTTGTAAAAGCTCCTGCTGCCGAAAAAGCTGCAAAAGTCGCTTCTTATCCTCCGCTTTCCAAAATGAAAGCCTTTTTGTCGCAATATATTGATGAAGAATATCCTGGCATGGAAATTCCATCCGATCTTACAATCACAGAACTTCGTGAATGGTACGATCTGGCACAAAAGGGAGAAGCGTTGCCTTTCCCGGAAGGCGAAGAAGAGGATACAGAACAGGAACATGAAACTGAATATGACGATGATCAGGGGAAAGACGAACCGGAAAAGGAAACTGACGAAGAGCAGCCTTCTGCACAAGAGGAAGAGGAATCTCCTATTGATGAAGAACAGACGGACAATGACGAAAAGTTATTGGAAGCCAAAAAACGCTTACAAGCTCTAAAAGCCCGAATGAAGAAGAAATAATTTTTCTTTTCGTTTTTCTAATATATCAATCCGAAAGGGAATGGAGAACTTTGTGTTCTCCCCCTTTCCTAACAATTTCGATCATGAACAGCAAATATTTAGCTATAATTTCAACGGATCATCATCTTACTGCCGATAATGCTACTATTATAAAAGATATTCTTTTGGAAGAACTTGACTTGGCAGAAAAGAAAAAGATACAAACCCATATATGGTTGGGTGATGTTTTTGATAACAGAGTATCGCAAAGAGAAGTGTGCCTTTCCACATTGAATGATGTTCTGGAAGAATACGACAAACGCGGACACCATGTGATCTGTATTCCCGGCAACCATGACAAAACATCCTACACAAGCAAGAAATCGTTTCTTACTCCTTTTAAATATCATCCGTCTTTTACTTTGGTAGAAGAATTGGACGGAATGCAAGTAGAAGGTGTGTATTGCTTTTTCCTTCCGTTTTTTACAGATGATATTCTTTTGGATGAACTGGAAGAAATAGGGGATAAAAGAAAGAAGAATATCCTCTTTGGACATTTTGCGGTCACAGGAAGCAAGAACATGGACGGATCGGAAGTGTCCAACCTTTTAAAACCTTCCATGTTCCAGATGTTCAAAAAAGTGTACTTGGGACACTATCACAACTACCAACGGGTAGGAGAGAACATCTATCATTTGGGAAGTATCCAACAAAACAACTTCGGGGAAGATGAAAAGAAGGGTTTCTGGCTTTTGGATTCGGATTTGAATGTAGACCTTGTTTCTTCTACAAAAGGACAAGTATTTAAGAAACTGGAAATTGATTTGGGGGAAACTCCCCACAAACAAGCAGTGTCACTTATCAAGAAATTCAAAAAGGAGAACCCTACTGCCCGTGTAAGGGTGGAAGTCTGGGGAGAACAATCTTCACTCGATGCCTTTGATAAGGATGCCTTTACAAAAGAAGGCATAGATATTAAGAAAAAGTTCAAGGAAGTGGAAGAAAAACATTCTATGTTGACAGAAGTAAAAACACTTGACAAAAAGGACATAGAAGAAAGATTTTCCGCTTTTTGTAAGGAAAACGAATATGACGAAAAAGAAGGAAAAGAAATTTTAGACAAGTTGATGTATGGCGAAGAAAAAGGAAACTAAGAAAGCGGAAGAAGCAGTAACTGGGGAAGTGCAGCAACCTAAAGAAGAAAAGAAACCGAACCGTCTTGGTGATCTTATAAGCCGGATTGAAAGTAGGTTTGGAAAGGAAGCCATAGCGGGAAAGAAGCAAGATATAGAGTTCGTACATTCTGGTTCTTTTCTGTTAGACGAGATACTTGGTGGAGGATGGGCGAAAGGACGCATAGTGGAGGCTTACGGAGGCTTTTCTTCCGGTAAGACAAGCATAGCTTTCCATCTTGCTACCGAAATCCAAAAACAAGGAATGGCGGTAGGGTATCTTGATACAGAAAATGCAGTTGATCCGAAATACATGGGAGCTATCGGTGTAGACCTTTCTCCTGACAAATTCATTCTTTCTCAACCTTCCACAGCAGAGGAAACACTGGAAATAGCAAAGGAAATGTGCAATGAACCTTCTATCGGATTGGTGGTGATTGATTCCATTGCAGGACTTGTCCCGACCGCTCTTTTGAACGGGGAAGCCGGAGATGCTCACATAGGACTTACAGCAAGGCTTTTAAGCTCACAGGTAAATATCTTGAAAAACATCTGCAAGCAAACAGGGTGCATTCTATTCTGCATCAACCAGATCAGATCAAACATAGGCGGATATGGAAATGCAACCACTACTCCAGGAGGTTTTGCCATACCTTTCTATGCAAGTCAAAGGGTTGAACTTGCCCGTGTAGGTTCTGATAAGGAGGGTGAAGTGTCCGTTGCAAACAAAGTGAAGATCACATGCAGGAAAAACAAAGTCGCTCCACCTATGAAAACTTGTAATATTGTTATCCGTTTTGGTGTAGGTATTGACAAGGTGATGGAAATGCTTAACATGGGATTGGACTTGGGTGTGCTCACAAAGAAAGGAACGTACATCTATTACGGGGAAGAAAAGATAGGATTCGGTTTCCCTGCTGCGAGAAAGAAACTAATCAAAGAAACGGAACTTTTTGACAAGATCAAAAAAGATGTTCTTTCAGAGTTCAGAAAGAAAGAAGTAACATTTGAAAACAAGGAGGTGGAAGATGAAACCGGTCAAGATTGAAGCAACAAATTTTGTGTCATTCGAGCATTTTGAATACACATTCCAAGATGGGGTAACTGCACTTGTGGGATTGAATAAAACAGACGACAATCAAGGTAGTAACGGTAGTGGTAAAGCGTTGACGATGGATTCCGATATTCTTACCCCTAATGGGTTTGTAAAAATGAGGAATATCAAAGTAGGAGACATTATCCTTCATCCTTCCGGTGCTTATCAAGTAGTAAGGGCAATTCCGTTCCATGATATAGATATTGCATACAAGATTGCTTTTTCTGACGGTACGGAAGTAAAATGCAATAAAGAGCATTTATGGAAAGTGAGAACAAACCAAAGCGAAGAATGGTCTGTAATTTCGCTTGGCAAGATCATGGAAAGAAGCAAAGATGAAGAAGTGTTTTTTGAAGTTCCCGGTTGCTTTGGCAGACCGTCTAAAAAGATGGTTTCTTTTACTTGTATGGGCGCGGAAGAGCAACAATGTATCACTGTTTCGGGAGAGGACGGAATGTTTATCACGAACAACTACACGCCTACTCACAATTCTTCCATGCAACAGGCAGTTTATTTTGCCATAACAGGTAACAACTACCGGAGCAGTATTGACAAGAAACTGATTAGAAACGGTGAGAAGGAAGCAAAAGTATTACTTGATATAGAATGTCCCATAAGGAAAGAAACTCTCCATATTGAGCGCATTTTACCCTTAAAAGGAAGCAGCCGCCTTAATGTGTCGTTGAATGGAGAGCAGGTCAGTCTTGCTACCGTAAAAGACGGCAACAACTATATCCTTTCATGGATGGGCATTTCACCGGAAGATTTGAAAAGTTATTTTCTTATTTGCAAGGAATACTACAAGTCGTTCTTTAAAAGTTCCAATACGGACAAATTGGCTCTCATAAGTCGTTTTATCAATTATGACTTCTTGGACGGTAGCAAGGATATTATACAAAAGGAACTGGACGAAATTTCATCTAAAAAGTCAGCTATCCAAAGCAAAAGAGATCGTGCGGAAGGGAGTGTAGAAGCATTGCGGCAAATGATAGAGGATGCCGTTAATTTCGACTTCGAAGCGGATCGAAAGGAAAGGATCGAAAGGGTGGAAAGTAAAATCAAGTCTTTAAAAGAAGATATTGATTCTGCTAAATACAGCGTTGACTACAATAAGAAAAACATTGACAAAGGAAAGAAAACACTTGAAGTCTTGGAAGAAGAACTTCGCGAAGCCGAAGAAAAGAAAAAGAAACTTCCTTCTACTAAGGAAATAGAAGATGTGATTGAATCCGTCAAAAAAGAACTTGGAAAAGCCAAAGAAGATCAGAATGAGATTTTGGAAACAAAAGAAGAGCTTTTGAAAATCCATGACGAACTGAAAGTGTCTCTTCGGAAAGTTCTTGTAAACCTTTCTGGGACGATTACGTGTCCTAAATGCAAGCATAAGTTCTTGACACTTCAAGACACTACGCTTGAAAAGGAAGAGAAGAAAAAAGAGAAAATAGGGAAACAGGAAAAGGAAGTTGTCGGGGAAATAACATCTTTGGATGAATCCCTAAAGGAATACGAAGACCTTATTTCTTCTTTCATTCAAGTGAAAAACGAACAGGAGGATGAACTTGACAAAATCCGGGAAGCAGGAAAAGAAATTTCATCTGCTGTCTATAAGATCACAAGTGAAATAGAATCTCAAAAGTCCAATATTTCCATTCTTGAAAAGCGAAACAAAAGGCTTTTAGAAAACATAGCTGCCGGAAAAGAAGATGTAAAACGTCTGGAAAAACAGATAAAGGAAATCGAAAAGGAAACGCCTTCTTCTATTGATACTTCTTCACAAGAAAAGCAAATAGAAGAAATGATGCTTGCTATCGCAGGGTATAACAAGGAAATGACGGAATTGGAAAACGAAATGTTCCGTAAGAAGGAATGGATAGGAAGGTTCAAATCATTCAAGATGTATCTTGCATTGGAGCAGTTAAAGAATATTCAGCTTCGGGCAAACAATATTCTGAAAGCAGAAAACAGCGATCTTAGGATTGTTATAGAAGGATTCAAGACAAAGGCAGACGGAGATATAAAAGAAGAGATAACGCCTTATGTTGTTAGGGACGAGGCGGAAAACTTCTGGTATTACAGTGGCGGAGAGCGTGCAAGGGTGGAAATCGCTTTGATTATAGCCATACAAGGAATGATAAACGAGACGAACAAATGGGGAGGATTGCAATTCCTATCCATTGATGAAATCACAGAAGGACTATCGAAAGAAAGCCTATATGACGTGATAGAAGCATTGGAGTTCATTCAGTTTCCTATACTTGTTACAACTCATATTTCGAATGAAAACGCTTCATGCAAAACGCTTAAAATAGTAAAGGAGAACGGCATAAGCCGTATTGAACAATGAACAAGAAAACAGAATCGAAGTTTTATATAGGGATAGATAATGGTGTGACTGGTTCTATAGGCATAGTAGGAAAAGAACTGACCTATTATGAGTTCATGGAAACACCTATCACATTCGGGCAGGATTACACAAAAGCAAAGAAGAATGTGTCAAGGGTGAACGTAACGGCACTTGCCGAAATAATTTCTGCGTTGAAAGAATACGGACTATGTGTGGCCGTCTTGGAACGTCCCATGAAGAACCCGGCAAGATTTGATGCTACATGTTCTGCTATGCGCGCTTTGGAAGCAGAACTTACCGTATTGGAGCTTTATGATGTTCCTTATATGTTTATAGATTCCAAAGAGTGGCAAAAAGAAATGCTACCTAAAGGGATTGCAGGAACTAAAGAATTGAAAAAGGCATCTCTTGATATAGGCAAAAGGTTGTTTCCTGATATTAAGGATAAACACCCTGATAGAGACGGAATTTTGATAGCGGAATACGCAAGAAGGAAATGCCTTCTCTAAACAATTGGCAGAAGGAAAGTGAGAAAATGTAAGAATATATTTTGACATGTAAGAATAAACTATTACATTTGCCACATCAAAAAGTAACAAACAAAACTATAAGACAATGGCTAATCAGAAGTATTTTAACATTTTTGTACTTTCCTTCCTTGATAGGATTGAAGGCATTGAGCACGATTTGAGCTACTTGAAAAAGAATACAAGTAATAAAAGCGGGATTGAATCTGTGGAAGAATCCCTTCGTATTTTGAAAGATAAAATTAAAAATTTGCAACATGATAAGAATTTTTTGCGAGAACGAGAATTGTCCCAGAAAGGGAGTGAAATCACCGATTGCGAATCCTAAGTATGTGTTTCGTGACGGAAAACTTGTTCCTATGAACATTCCAGTTTGTCCTGAATGCGGAAAACAAATGTCTTATGAGGAAGAAAAGAGCACAGAAATGCCTAATCTTTCAATAGGCGAGTTTAAAATGATGCCTGATTCTGACAAGAAAAAGGTGTTGAAGGAAAGGTCTAAGGCACTTTCTAAAAAAGACAACAGTGAAGACAAGATACGTCACTACAAGGAAAAAGCAATCAGAAACATGTTGAACGTAAAGATATAAGGAAAGATGGAAAATCTATTGTATAAAAACGTAAAGTATATCCATAGGGTAACAAAAAGGAATACTCTTGTGATAATCAATACAAAGGGAGAAATAGAAAGATGTTTATCTCTTACAAATTTTAAAGGGAAATCAAGAGACTTTTTTATGAATGAAGCAGAAGGATACGATGTTACCAGTACAGTAAACAAAACAAATCTTTCCTCCTGTTCGGAAGATACCGTAGAAAAGTTTGTCGAAGAAAGTGATTTTGTGTCTATAGCATTCGGGCACGATAATTTTATTCTATTTAGAAATGTATTGAAGCCTCATGAACTCAGCAAATGATTGTATTCTTGACAAAGTGGTAGGGAAAATGCTTGTTCTTCCTACTGGTGAAGAAGTTGAAGTGAGGTCTATCAATGTTGGACGGGATTACCGAAGTATAGAGATAGACATTCTGAAAAACGGAAAGTTGAAATCTATCCGAATGGGCATCACAGGGTTTTTAAAAACAGCAATTTTAAAAGAGAAATGAAAAAGAATGTGATATTAGCTATTTGCCTTTCTGCCTGCCTTTCTATAGGACTGGGAGGTTGCAAAAGCCGTGTTTCCTCAAAAACGGACTACACCTTTACCCTAAAGGATTCTTTAGTTTGGGAAAGGGAGTTGACGGATAGTCTTGTGAAAATCCCCTATTCTATCGTCAATATGGTAGTCAACCCTTCGAAAATGGAAGATGGGGAGAAGAAAGAAACAAGCAAAGGACAAGCTAACCTTTCCATAGAAAAGAAAGGTGATACTATTTTTATAGAAGCATCTTGCGATAGCCTTGAATTGGTAGTAAAAAGCCTTAGGGAAAGACTGTCAAAAGTATCACAAGAAAATGGAACATTGAAAGAGCAAGTGAAAGCTGCTCCAAACAAGATGCTTTATCTTTTGGGAGGAATTTCAATAGGAGCTTTCACTATTCTTATAGCATTATTTGTATTACTCAAAACATCAAAAATACTTTGAATATGCTTATACATCAAAAAGAACTGGAAGAAAAAATTGTAGAAGCCAACCGGCTTTACAGAGAAGGAAACCCTGTCATGTCTGACAAGGAATATGACAGTATGAAGGAAAGCTTGGAAAAGTATTTCCCAGACAGCGATATTCTAAAAAAGTCTATCGTTGAAGAAAGTGTAAAAGGGGATCGTATGGAGAAACTTCCTTATCCTATGTTTTCTTTGGAAAAGGTCAAGACGGTGGACGAGATTGTAAGATGGACAAAGGACGTATGGGGATTGTCGTCCAATGACCGTATTGTGATTACCCCTAAATATGATGGTATTTCTTTGCTGGTGGATGAAACAACAAATGATTGCTGGACAAGGGGAGATGGCACGGAAGGACAGAATAGTAGGGATCATTACCGTTATGTAAATCATGGAAATCCTATGAACAAAAAGGGGTGTTTTACTTTTGGAGAAGCAATTATCCCTATCGGCATGTTCTTGAAAAACGTAAAACCTCTTGGGTACAAGAGCGCAAGGAATGCCGTTGCCGGCGCATTCAATGCAGATGATTTCAATGCACAAGTTCTTGGCAATACCGCTTATGTAAGATATGGTATTATGGATTCCGACAGGGATAAGTCTATGCAGCTTGCAGAGCTTTACAATGACTACGATCCTTATGCTACACAGTATTGGGTAACTTCTGCCGGCGTGTTCGATGATGAGAAAACAGCCCTCACCTATCTAAACGATTTGTTTGAATCAATCAAGAATTTTAAATGTGACGGTCTTGTAATTGAAGTTGACAACAAGAAAAAGAGAGATGGCCTCGGACGGTTGCCTAATGGGAATCCGCGTTACGCTATTGCTTATAAGAATCCTGATTGGCAAGAACGATACACGACAAAAGTTCAAAAAATAGAATGGAGCATTTCAAAGGATGGCAAGTCAAAACCTGTGATTGTTTTTGATCCGGTGGAATTTGACGGAGCGACTGTTTCACGATGCACCGGATATAACGCTAAATATATTACGGACAATCATATTTCACCAAATGCCTATATCGTTGTGTCAAGAAGCGGAGATGTAATCCCTAAGCATTTGGAAACGGTCGGTTACAGTGTGGAGCTTTTTCGTGAAATGTGCGATGGTATGATGATTTGTCCTTCTTGCGGAGAACCATTGAAATGGGATGCAAATCTAACCGACCTTGTTTGTGTGAACCCGAATTGTGATGAAAAGGCGGTCAAGCAACTTGTCTATTTCTTTACTACACTGGGTACGGAAGAAATGCAGGAAGCAACCGTAAGAAAGCTCTATAAAGGCGGACTTTTGTCTGTTGAAAATATCGTGAATGCAACAGAAAAGGAACTCGAAAAAATCGAAGGAATAGGAAAGAGCCTTTCTAAAAAGTTACGAAAGCAATTTGATTCCTATGTAGACGATGGAGTTCCTTTTGCAAGAATTTTGACTGCCTATAATGTGTTTGGTGGCGTAATAGGAGAAAAGACCTGTCAAATGATTTTCAACAGTCTATCCAAAGATCAGATAGACTATATGTTCGAAAACGGAGAAGTCCCTTTAAAAGACTTGCTTTCTATTGATGGTATCGCCGAAACTACAGCAAAGGCTTTTAACGATGGATTAAAGTTGTTCTTTTATCTTTGTAGTGGTACGCCTGTTTCTATTTCTTTTATCCAAGAAGAAACGGTAGAAAACGACAATCCCGAATCAGTTTGTTTTACGGGATTCAGAAACAAACAGTGGGAAGAACGTCTTGTAAAAGAAGGGCACAAAGTTGTTTCCGGCGTATCTAAAAATACCACAATCCTTGTAACAAAAGACAAAGAAAGTTCTTCGTCCAAAGTGAAGAAAGCAAAGGATTTGAACATCCCTATTTTGACACCGGAAGAATTTGAAATCAAAATAGGATGGAAAGAGATATAGAAGATTGGATTAACGACTTTGAAGATGAAGAAGTCCATGATCCTAACGGTGATGATCAGTTTGAAAATTAATCTATTAATCATAAGGATAAAAAAGAAATGACGAGAGAACAAATGGCTCATTTGTTGAGCGAAGAGCAATCTGCTATAAGAAATCATAAAGACAATATTGATAGAATCAAAAAAGAATATTTTGATTCCAATTATGGATTAAAGGAAGGAGATAAGATCCGTATTTTACACGAAGCAGGAGATGAAATGATAGGCTTCTTGAAAAAAGTTGAAGTATGTGGAGACGGAAATCTGTACTTGACAATCCAAAAACAGAACGAAAAAGGAGGCAAAGGCAGGGGAGTGGTTTTCATATATGTAACAAAATCAATTAAAATAGAAAAAATTAAGGATAATATTTAAAAACGGTAAGTTATGGAAGAAAAAGAAATTGTAAGAAAATCAGTGCTTATCCCTAACAAATGGTTAAAAGAACTTCTTGATTTTTTAGGGATAGAAGAAGATCGGTATCTTGCTTGGATGCTGTTTCCTCATGTAAAGAACAAGAAATTAGGATTCATCTTTAGTGAAGATCGAATAAAAGAAATAATAAGAAATATCTATCATCCTACCGAAGAAGAACTAAAACAAGAGGATGAATGGGAAAAGGAATTGATAGAAGAAGTAGGTTATTCAAAAATGGATTTTTGGAAAGAGGCGATGACGATGTATCCGTTGCATCAGTTTGCATATTGGAAGAACGCTCTCGACCCTTTGAAACTTGGCAAAATGATGGCTAATTTGCATAAAATTTCGAAAGAGTTGGATAAGCCGTTGGATTCTTCGGAAGTTTTAACAGAACACCAAAAACATTTTGGAGGTATTGATGACAATACGGCTATTGCATTTATGTACCCTATTTATTTTCCGGTAGATTCAATATACGGTTCTACTGATTCCGTTTTTTTACCTGACAATTTTGAAGTGACAAAAGAAGAGAAGAAAGAAGAAGAAAAGAATGAATAAGATTTACAAGGAGATAGCCTTCAACTTCACCAAAGCATTGAACAAATTGGAATTAAGGACAAGTGCCAGAAGTTTCATCTCTATGCGTAAGACAGAGAAGGTTATCTCCCTACTTTTTGAGATCATATTTGATAAACTGGAAAGAGACGGAAAAGTAAACATAAGAGGATTTTGCATTATCAAGAAAATCAAATGTAGAGACGGAAAGTATTATTTTGAATTTATAGACAACAGAAAGAAATGAATACAAACTTTGAAACAAAATTTGGAGGCGGTAAGGTGGCAACAGTAGAATGGTACACACCTCCTTATATTATTGAAGCATTGGGAAATGATTTTGATTTAGATCCTGCTGCTCCTAAAAGAGAATGGTACACTGCAAGAAAGTGTTTTACTAAAGAAGACGATGGATTAGCCCAAGATTGGAAAGGTTTTGTATTTTTAAATCCGCCCTATTCCAATCCTACGATTAAACTTTTCATGAAAAAGTTGTCTGAATATGGGAATGGTATAGCTCTTGTTTATGCAAGAGTAGGAAATTCAATGTTTCATGAATGTGTTTGGGATAAAGCTACTTCTATTTATTTTCTTAGGAAAAGAATAAGGTTTATTGATGAAACAGGAAAAGAAGGTGGATCTCCTGGCACAGATAGTTGCTTTGTGGCTTATGGAGAAAAGGGAGATGAAATTCTAAAGAATCTAAAGCTACCAGGCAAATACATAAAACTCAACTGATTATGTATTATTACAGAGAAAAGGACTATTGGTATTTTGGTGCTTTGGAAAAATCAGTTTACAAGAACCTTAAACTGATTTCCTCCTTTAAACGCAACGCTACCAATAAGGAAATATACATAAAATCCGATCCGGCAAAAGATTTCCTTTTAAAAGAATTTGTTTCCGACAACGAAATAGAAGAAGCTAATCCTCTTTTAATAGTTCGTCCCGGCTGCAAAGCTGAAATAAAGCCTTACAAGGAACTTTTATCCCGAAAGGATATAGAACTATTGATAGAGAATCTTCCTCTTTTAAAAAAGCCGAGAAGCTATCAAATGGACTATTTGCATTATGCAGTCAATCACGGAAATCATATAAATGGTTCTTCGGTGGGGACGGGGAAAAGTCTGTGCTCTGTTATTTATGCTGAAATGCTTGATCTTTTCCCTTGTATGGTAGTTTGCCCGGCTTCTGTAAAATCCGGTTGGTTAAGAGAGTGGAAAGAAACGAACCCGGATAGACGGGTATCCATCATTTCCACATCTTCCCCACCGGAAGATTTTGAAGCAGACGTGATAGTGATAAACTATGACATACTTGGGAAAAGGGTCACAAAAGAAAACGGGAAAACATCTCTTGAAATAAGATTGGATGGAATGAAAAAGAAATCATTCTCCCTTGTGATAGCAGACGAAATCCATTTTCTCAAAAACAGAAAGTCCATCAGAAGCAAGTCTTTCAAGAAACTGGCGCATAAAGTTCCTTCCGTGATAGGGCTTACAGGAACACTTATCATGAACCGTCCGGCAGAGCTTCTAAATATCCTGATGTTAATAGAAAGGATAAAGGAAATTGCACCGGACGACCAGTATCATCACTATTTCTTCGAAAGGTACTGCAATATGAAGGAAACGAACTTTGGTATGGACATATCAGGAGCTTCCAATATCAAGGAACTGAATCGTCTCTTGAAAGAATGCTGTTATTTCCAGGTAAGTAAAAGGGATGCGCTGAAAGAACTTCCTCCTATTTCGGAAAATGTTGTGGAATGCGAGATCACAAATAAAAGAGCCTATAAAAAGGCAAAGGGCGATCTTTTGCAGTTCATTGAAGATAAGTTTAAGGACGAAGAAAAGGTTGAAAAAGCTACAAGGGCAGAGTTCCTTGTAAAACTTTCGACATTAAAGCAATTATCCTTAGAAGGTAAAGAAAAGTTTATAAAAAAATGGGTGGAAGAGTGGATGGAAGCAAACGAAGAAGAGAAACTTTTGGTATTCGCTTCGCAATCCACAATCCTTACAAAGATAGCCGAAGAGTTTAAGGAAGGGCTTCTTATTACAGGGGGCACTACCACAAAGAAAAGAGATGAAATTTTGCAAAAGTTTTTCTCACAAAAGGAAAGTAGGGTGCTTTTTGCGAATATAGGCTGTCTTGGTACTGGTGTGGACGGGCTTCAAAAGGTTTGTTCCAATATGGCTATCTTAGAACTTCCACCGCGTCCGAGCGACCTTGTGCAAGTTATAGGAAGATTGGAAAGAAGCGGACAGAAAAATCCGGTCACAATTCAATACCTGCTATCGCCAGAAACGATTGACCAGGACTTGTGGGAGATGTTGAAAGGAAAGAAAGATGTTACAGACATGTTAAACAAAGGATTCCAAGACGATACCAGTCTTATGATCCTTCAAAAGTATAAGGATGAGCGATAAACGAAAGGGAACACGGATCATTGAAGTTTGGACGGATGGAAGTTGCAATGCTAACCATCCCAAAAAACTGGGAGGTTCTGCCGTTTACATCAAATGGAAAGACAAGGAATACCATATAACCAGAGGACGTTCCTATACTACGACAGGAAGAAGAGAAACGGAAGCAATTCTTCTTGCGCTTCGAGCGATAAAAAAGAATTTGAATGTAAAGGCAACCTTCTATATTGACAGCCAGTATGTTGCCAATCAGTTTCGTCACAAGTTCCTTGATTGGGCAAGGGAGAACCTTCATGTAGAAAACCAGGATTTGTGGGATGCTATATTTTCGGAAATGTTGCTGCACAGAAAACTTCGCGTTTCCGTAAAATGGATAAGAAGCCACCAGAAAGACTACAATGATCCTATTGTATGCGGTAATTTCATTGCCGATTATATGGCTAATTACAAAAATTTCAAAGAGTATGAAAAAGAAAATCATTTACAATAACTTGATCCCCTTTAAGGGGTTTGTATCAATCACTCTATTTCCTTTCATCTTTGCAAGGAAGGAATATGAACCTTTGGGGATGAGAACAATCATACATGAGAATATCCATCTAAGGCAGCAGAAAGAGATGTTTATAGTATTCTTCTATTTATGGTATGTGATAGAATGGATTGTAAGATTAATTCAATACAAAGATTCCCATGAGGCTTACAGAAACATTTCTTTTGAACGAGAAGCATACAACAATGAATATGATGATGAATATTTGGGCATAAGAAAGCCTTATGAATGGGTTCATTATTTGAGAGATTAGCAGAAGTAAACGAAAAGAAGATGTTATGAAATGGAGTAAATATCAGTTGGACATTTTTGATGCTTACGAAAATACCAACAAAAACATAGTGATTGACGCAACTGCGGGTGCTGGAAAGTCATTGACACTCAAAGAGTTATGCAATCGTACACCGGAAAACAAGTCATGTCTTTTCATGGCATTCAACAAGAGCATAGCAGAAGAGCTAAGGCAGAAACTTCCTTATTATGTCGATTGCTATACTTTCCATGCACTTGGGCTTCGTACAATGATGAAGAATTTCCGGTTCAAAGCGAAAGTAAATGACGGGAAATGTTTCAAACTCTGCACGAAGCTGTTCCAATACAAAAAGATGGAATTTAAAGAAAGAATGAAGTATTTCTTTGCGCTCCAGACACTATGGGAACAAATAAGACTGTCTCTTTGCAAGATAAATGAAGAAAATATTGTTCCTATTACAATAGAATTTGATCTGGATTACGAAGAAGAAATGATTCCCGACCTTTTTGAAATTGAAAAGGCATGGAGAAATGATTGTACAAGGATAAACAACAATCTTGCTTTTGAAATAGATTTTGTGGATATGCTTTGGATTCCTTACACATTTTTAGAGCCAGAAAGTTTTCCGAAATACAATGTTGTGATGATGGACGAAGCAAACGACACCTTTCTATTACAAAAAGAAATCATGCAAAATTTAATAAAGGCAAGAGGTAGATTCATCGCTGTTGGGGATAAAAAACAGATAATCTATTCCTTCATGGGTAGCGACTTGAATGTATTCAATTCTCTAAAAAATAACCCTAACACGACCACACTTCCTCTTTCTGTCACATACAGATGCAGCAAAAGGATAGTTGAAGAAGCCAATAAGATATTCCCTGGAACGGAATGCGCGGAAGGAGCAAAAGAAGGCATTGTCAGAGAAGGTGAACTAAGCGAAGCTGATGACGGGGATTTCGTTTTGTGCCGGAATAATCTTCCTTTAATGGTAGCTTTTTTGCAATTTCTTAAAGCAGGAAAGAAATCATCTATAATGGGACGCGATTTTGGAGAAAATATTTGCCGCCTGATGGAAAATCAAAATAGTCTTGATGATATGTATCTTCTATTGGACGACAAAGAACAAAAACTCATAGAAAGAGGCATTAATCCTGCCTTTGTGAAAAACCATCCGTCTTACGTTTCTTTGGAAGAAAAAGTAAAGATTGTGGAATTGCTGTACGAATCGTATCAAGAAAATTTTTCTTCTTTGAAAGAAAAGGTCAGAAACGTTTTCTCTGGCGATAGCAAAGGCATCATCCTATCCACTATTCACAAAAGCAAAGGACTGGAAGCTAACCGTGTTTTCTTTTTGAACCCGGAACTGCTTCCATCCAAATATGCAAAGACACCTAAAGCATTGTACGCGGAAGAGTGTCTTAAATTTGTGGCAATCACAAGAGCAAAAGAAGAATTGGTTTATTGTCATGTTAATGCAGATATTGACCTCCATAAGTAACAAAAACATGCAAGGTGAAATGACGTTGAAATATTACTTTTAACAAGTGTTTACACATTTCACCTTGCTATGTAATAATATATTCTTACATTTGCAGCATTAAAAGCAACAATTAAATTTTTAGATTATGGGAATATGTGGATGGATTTGCACAGTGATTATATTTATTGCATTGTGCGTTACAGCTCAATCAATGTTTGAAGACTACCTTTCTTACAAGAGTGAAAAATTTGATAACGACGAAGGAGATGAAGAAAAAGAAGACTAAACTGTACATCATTGTACCTCGTGAGAATGGGAAAGTAACCCTTTTTTCGGCTGACAAAATAGAAGAACTTGTTCCTTTCCTTCCTTCAATGGAAGCGATAAAGACAAATGTAGAACTTCAAGTGGCAAAATGGGAAAGAGATCATTCCTACAAGCCGCAACCGCTTACACTTAGTGTTCCTTTGGATATTTTCCTAAAAGTGAAAGCTATTACAGGTGGAAAATGGAATGAAATACCTATCAATCAAGGGTGCAATGGTATTCCTTCGGTAATTTTAATCCCCAGCAAGGAGAAAACAGAGGAAGATGAACATAGTTGATGGGGTTGTAGGGAATACTTTCATTGCTATAGACAGCGAAAAGCAAGCAATGAGATGTGACCAGATTCAAGAAGAAGGAAAGCTCGCGTTGACTGTTTCTTTGAAAAACACCCATAAGTTTGGAAGAAGTCTTTCGGAAGCTGTAAAATACGATTACTCCTATGTGGTTGAATGTGTTTTAAACACAGGAGACAGCTTTAGAGCCACAAGCGGACTTCTTTTAATGGATATGTGGGGAGACTGGATCACAGTTCTAAGATCGGAAGGGATACCGCTATTTTCTTATGATTTTTCCGAAGACAGCAAGCAAGCTAAAGACTTCCTTTTTATAGAAAAAGTAAACTTCCTTTCCCTACCGGAAATTATTTTTAATCTTAAAACAGACGACCCTTCTCAAAACTTCGTTGTTCTTCCAAAGGGAAGCGACGGATGTGATTACACAAAAGGGATAGTGGTTCAATCGTTATTTAAACAGTAATAATATGTATTTTGAATCAGTTGTAAATTATTGGACGGATAACCCGGACGGTTTCAAACCTCCAAGAATACAGGTAAAGAGACATCTTCTTGTTAGAGGTTACACCTATACGGAAGCGGAAGCAGTATCCGTAGAATGGGGAACGAAAGAAACAGAGGAAGAAATCAAAATATCACCCATTCGGGAACTATCCATTTATACAGTGATAGAAAGCGATCCTGATGGCAAATTCTTTAAGGTTGATGTACTTTACCCGGAAGAGACACCTAAAGGGAAAATCAGAATGCAAAAGGTCTCTTTGATGGTTCAATCCGCGTCAGACGTGGAAGCGATTGAGATTACAAAGAAGTATTTCGATTTTCTTCCCACAAGAGATGAGTTAGTAATTAAAGCCGTTACATTAACGGAAATCGAAGAATATCTTAAAATAGATGAATAAGAAACAGTTTTTGTATTTTCCATAGTAATTTAAGTTAGATGATTCTAAAGGGAAAACCGGTTTGTGAAAATAGTCTTTCCCGATTTTTAACTACACAAAAGCTATATCAATATGAACAAAAGAAATACAAAGTTTCGAAAGTTGGCGTTACTTATCAATTCAATAGATCGCCCTTTTGAATATTACGACCTTGCAAAGCATACTTTGTTCTTTGCTGGCACGCTTAGAAAAACAATTTCCTATCTTTGTAAGGCAGGATATATCGAAAGGATTGAAAGAGGACGTTACAAACGAGCCAAAACAATACCGGACGATATGAAGATTACTGAATTAGAGAAAATGGCTTATAAACAAGAACAAATATGAATTTAGCAATCATAATACTTTCAGTTGTGGCAGCATTCCTATTGGTTGCTGTCGTTATCCTTCTACTTAGGGTCAAAAACCTAAAGAATCATTTGCTTTATATCAATTCCAGAATTGATTCTGTAAGGCTTAATTACCTATTGGGATTAAGAAACAATCTGATTGCAACAGAAAGATATGAAGATGTAGACTACATCAATTCCTTGATAGAAGATGAGTTCGGTATAAAAGATTTTGAAAAATTTTCAATAAATAATTTGATTGACATATTGTAAATTAATTAGTTATGGAAATAAAAGTAAAAAGAATCACACCTATTGATTATCCATACACAATAGGAAAAATGTATATTGATGGAGATTATTTTTGTGATACTTTAGAGGATCGAGTAAGAGACATCAATAAAAACGGAAAGTTTGATAATGGAGAGGTAAAGGTTGCCGGAGAAACCGCTATTCCTTATGGACGTTATCAAGTTGTTGTAACTATGTCTCCCAGATTTAAAAGGGAGCTTCCCAGACTTTTAAATGTCCCTAATTTCGAGGGTATTTTGATCCATAGAGGGAACACGGACAAAGATAGTTCCGGCTGCATCCTTGTTGGCGAAAACAAAGTAAAAGGAAAAGTGATCAATTCAACTCCCTACGAACAAAAACTTGTTTCTATCTTGAAAGACGTTCAAAGCAAAGGGGAGGAAATTTGGATCACAATTGAGTAAAAATTCCTGTATAATATGCAAAAGTATAAATTCGAGTTATTAACCTATTAACCGGAAAGGAGGTGAGAAAGAAAGACTATCCTAATTTATCATATCAATAAAGTTCGTTTTAATAAAGGAGGAAGCCGAAAATCCTTAATAGAGTAGGCATCTAACATTCTCGTTGTTAGTAAATTACGTTATTAACTATGAAAGGGAGCTTTGAACTTAAACAATCAAATAGGTTCTCCGCTCCCTTTCTCTTTGTTTAAACAAAATATTTAAAAGTATGTATAACGAAAAGAAGAGTATTCCAATTTTTATCTTTCCTATAGAAAAGATAAAAGAAACAATGCCTTTTCAAAAGGACACAACAAAAGTAATAACAATTCCCAAAGATTCAAAATACCCTGAGCTTCATGGAGAGTTGTTTCTGGGATAGGATGCTTTAATCATAAGCTCTGAAAACCGTTTTCCTGTTTGGAAGAATAGAAGGATCAAACCTTGCTTTCAGTCTAAACAGGATTTCTTTTTGCAATATTTCTTCCTGCATTTTCATTTTTATCCTTGTTCCTCTGTAATCGCACAATATCCATTCCTGCCCTTCCCTTTTTAAAAGAGACAGACTTGCCCTTAACCCTGTGTTCACAAGAAAAACCTTTACAGAAGGGCTTATTTTTACCTTTCCTCCTTTTTCTATTCTTGCAAGATACCTTTTAAGTTCCGGTAGTAACTTCTTTCTTCCGTCATTCTCCCGGTTCTGTCCTTCCAAAAGTTTTATCCCTCTTTCCAGCCATTGTAATTTCCTTCCTATTTCGTCCTCTTCCATTTCCCTTAGTTTGGACTTTATATTTCTATCTGTAATGGGTGTAATAAGCAGTCCTCCCCAATAGAAACCGTTTTTAGGACAAAGCTCATTAAACCTTTTCAGGCGGTTTAGATACACGTTTATTTTCCTGTCCTTGATAGTCATCCTATTTGAGTTTAAGAGCTTTCAAGCGTTCTTTTACAGATAATTTCACTTCATCGTCCAGATAGGTAGCCTCCTGTACTTCATAAGGTGACATTTCATCCAGGAACTTTTGGTTTTGCTGTTCAAGTTCATCCCAATTGGCAGCACGGATAAGGTCACCCGGCAACATGATTTTTTCTCTTCCAAGGATCATCTTATTGAAGCCGTTGAAGTCCTTATAATAACTTGTAGCAAGCTGATGTACCAATACTGTAGGATCAAGACCGGATTTTGCAGCGACAAGACCGATTATAATCGAATTGATGGGAAGTGTACGGAACACACGTGAAACGTTTTCCTGTCCATGTAATGTGGCCGTAATATCTATCTTTCCGTCCACAGTCAGCTTTAGTTCGTTTCCCTTTACTTCTTTCCTGGCTTGCTCAAGCATATTCCTTATTTCCCTTTCAAAGATCAACGCCTTGTCCTCTAAGCCTTCTTCCAGATATTTATGATATCTCCCCTGTAAGTCTATGATGATGGAATTGATAATCTGTAACCGTCCGGCTTCCGTTGCGACCTTGTATTGATTGGACGAAGCAAGAAACACTGCACGCTTGCTTTCTATTTCCGCTTTTTTTCTTGCAAAGATGGATAGAAGTTCCTTTTGTGTCAGGTTGATTTTCTTTTCCTGTTTTAGGATTTTCTGGACATCTTCGACGCCGTTCATTTCTCCGAATAGTTTCACGATATAGGAAAGGATATCGGGCGTGATGGACGAAAGCATTTCTTTCCTATAAATGTCATTGAAAACAGCTTTTTTTGCCCTTATATCCTCTATGAGAGGCATTATATGTATTTCCTTTTGCCGTTGTGCCTTTTCCGCTGCTGCTTTCGTTCCTCCATGCCGGATAACAAAACCTTTTGCGGAATAACTTTTAAGATCGGCCGTAAATTCTTCCCCTTGACTACCTTCAAAAACAAAAAACCTTTTGGACGATTCCGACAATGCTCTTTCTGCCATTTCAAGGGCAACAAAAGCATCCTTTAACTCTTTAGAGGCTGTTTGTATTACCTCTGGCGCGTTCTCTATTATTTCCAAAAAGTCTTTTTGTCCTATTTGGGGAAATGACTTTAGTTCCTGATTAATTTTCTGTTTCTTCATTGTCTATATCCTCCAGATTTGATTTTATGATTTCCGCACTATTGAACTGAAAACATTCCGATTTATCCAGATAGGGACATTCGTTTATAAATTTGCAACCTTCACACCTAATAGAAGGCTTACTAACAGACTTTTGTAACTTCATATTGATAAATTTTTAATGTTTTGTTTCTTGGCAAAGTTACAACAAAAGAGATACAAAACAAGTCCCTGCCTATACATCACGTACCAGCAGGGACAACAACTGAACTAATTACTAAATGCTAATAATAACATAAACTAACATTATGACAAACATAAAGTTTTTCTACTCTGTCAAGGTAAAGATAGTTATTCTTACCGAACTTCCGGGTAAAATGCCATTTGTTTTAATTGATACATTTTTAACCTTTCCCCGTTCTCCATTTTATACCCTACATATACCAATTTGTATATGAACTGATAAAAGTTACCCGGCAAGAACTTTTGCTTTTGAGGTTTTAATATGTTTTTGACAAAATAACCCTTATAGAAAAACCCTTGTATTCTTTCTGAATCACTAAGCAAAAGTGTTTTCACAATATCTGTTTTTTTATCCAGATAGAAACAATACTCACATGTACTATACTTCCATGTAGTAAACTTTACTCCGTCTTTAGAAATATAGCGTAAAGTTTTACCTTTCCTTGTGTCCATGTATTTTACATTTCTTTTAAAACGCTTTGTAAAATACTTTCTCCGTCAAACTGGCATTCTATCTTTTTCCCATCATCACAAGAAACAACGATTTTCCCTATTTCGTCATACAAGACAATGCTTTGTATATTCTTTGCCGTTCCTATATCTCCATTTACGACATACGTCATGGAATTTAAATCAAGAGAAACAAGTTCTAACATATCGTCTATGTATTGCATGGTAGGTTTTGTTTCCTTTGCTTTACTTCTTTCTTTATCGTTTAAAGAGCTTTCTTTTTCACTTTGGATAGGTGATACCGTTTTGCCTTCTTTTGGCTTCAAAACCTTTAAATTAACCATTTTCCTAACTTCAATCTTTTGTCCATCAACAACACAAACAAGACCTAAACCTGGATCATTTGTGACAAGACCGGTATAAATAGGTGCATCAACATTGCAAGAAAGATTAAATTCTACATAATCACCTTCTTTCGGCGTTTCTTTTTGCTTGCCGCAATTATCTAAAGAAACATTGTTGTTGCTTTGTTCAGAAATAGCATCAATTTCTATTTTAGTTAGTTTATCCGGTTTGATAGTGACAATACTATATTTATCAAAAGATTTATTGGTATCATATGCGCCCATACAAAAGCATATATCGACTATTTTTGCTCCAAAAGACAATTTTGTCTCGTTAAAATATAAATTACCGTTCCAATCATCTAAACATTTCAAAACGGTATCAAACATATAAAAATAATTACCTGAAAATTCACTACTTTCTTTTAGTTCAAAAGAAAATTCAGAAAATTTGTAATCATTGTTTATGTCGTACGCCTCGTTACATGCAATCACTTTTATTTTCTTCGATCCTTTGATAACTTGAATCATAAAATAAGCCAGACCAAAGTTTTTACATGCTTTTTGTTGTGTTTTAATACGATCTGCAAATGGTTTCGTATCTTTCAGACAAACGCCCATTTCTTTGTATAGTTTCGGAAAAACGGACTTGTAGTCTAAAAACTTTTCTTGCTTTTCAAAAGAATAAGACACTATTTTATCTGTAGCTGTATTTTTTACTACAACTTTATACATTTCCTCGCTTTCGGTAACTGTGAAATTACAATTTCCCGCACCGATATTTTTAAGCACGTCAAACGGTATTAATATATCTTTAGTTTCGCCCAAAACATTTTTTAGCATTAACTTTTTTGCTTTCAATACAAAGCAATTCGTTACGTATATTGTACTATCTGTTAGCGACAAATGTACTGTATTTTCTGTATATCTACCTGCAATGTCCCTTTTCTCTGTTTTTACAGATATCAAAGATTTAATATCTTCTTTACTTAACTCTATTTCAAAAGAAGTCGCTTTTTGTCCTTCTTTTACTTTTACTTCTTTGGTAAATTCTAATTTATCTTTTGCTCCAGATAGTTTTTTAAACCTTTCCAGATATTCAAACACTTTAATAATGTCAAAGCTACACTTAAAATTTCCCTTCTCAATAGAAACAATGTTATCCGTTACACGGCAAAGGTAAGATATTGTATATTTTTCAAATGAATCTACTTTAGTGTAATACGGTGATTTTTCTAAAGTTTTTACATACCGATCTGAAAAATAAGGGTTAACGCCTGTTAATTTACCTTCTTTTGTTGCTTCTATATTCTTTTCAATAAAAGCATAGATATCTTTTATTGTGTACGTTCCTGGATCAGCGTTTTTAAAAAGTTCCTCGAAATAAACCTTTGCGATAGCAAACAGTTCTACAAAAATATCCATAAATAAAGTGTCTGTATTATTAGTTGCTTTCATAATCTTATAAATGTTTTAAATTATTGATAATCAGTTATTGTTTGTTGTGTGGTTTGTCCAAAATAGGAACAGACAAGGTATTTATAACTTTATTGTTCCTTCATTATATTATTTTGTTCTGTAATCACCCGCGTAATCGTGCCAAATTCTATAATCATTTTTATATTGAGTTGATTTACGCTTTATTTTACGGCAAATTGTATCATTACCACCGTATTCAATGCAATCTAGCTCTTTCTTTAAAACCGCACTAATTAACGGGTAAACGTCTAAATAATTACCCTCTAATTTATCAAATTCAATCACTTCATTGCCAATAGCTTTAATTAACGCCTCATCTAAACGCTTTATAATATCATCTTTCACGTAATTATATCTTTTTATAAAATTATCTTTCTTTTCCATAACCATAATATTTTATTTGTTTGTAAAACTTTATTATCTTAATATACAAGGCGTTTTGCTTAGCGCCCTTTATCTTCATTTATAATATCAATGTCTTCAGGCAATACATTTGTACAAATAAATTCGTTAATCAAATCAGAAGGAATCTTTTTATAGTAATCCGAATAATTAAAACAAAGTTTGTTGCTATGATCATAAAATATTACATTGCTCCAGCTTATACCAAAAGAAACAACCGCTTTCTTTATTTCGTACTCTTTTTGTGCCTTCGCTATTGCTTTATCTCTTTCATCTTCAATCTCTTTTAGTTCCTTTTGTTTTTGACCTTCTTTTCTTGCTTTGTCCTTTAATTCCTTTTGCACATTAGATGCGTAGCCTAATTGATACAAATTTTCCAATACTTCGCATTCTTTTTCTGGGAATTGCTTATATACACGGTCTTTTCCTTCTATTTTTAATTTGCTGTTCCTTCTTTTCTCTATTTCCCGGATAGCTTCGTTTGCTAAATTTTCCCAATTTTCGGCAACACCCAAACGAAAAACCAAATAATAAAATAAATCTTTATTATCCGAAGCGTTACGCAAAATTTCAATTGCTTTTATATCAGAAATATTATACATTTCCGCTATTTCCTGGTCTGTTTTGCCTTCATTGATATGATAACGAATATTATCTATACACGTAGGTTGCCCTAAATGGTTGCAAGTATGCAGCTTTTCAAATATGGAAAGTTCAGGTTTAAAATAGGTGACAATGTCGCCTATCGCGCCGGAAATAAAATCATAATAACGTCCGTTTCTCTTTCTTATCTTAATGCTTCCAGTAAATGAAAAGGTTAAATGTCCATTTTTACATTTGTCATCTAATTTTATTAGATAATCAAATTCATATCTGCCAGGATATAAAATTTGATTGCCTATTTTGATATCTTCTCCAAGAAATTTATAAAACAATCCGGAAAAACCGATACAATTTACTAATACTTCGCTTTCGTTGTTGTTAACTGTAGTTGTCATAATGTTTAATGCGTTTTTCCAAGGTTTGCGCACCTTGTTTAAAAATTAGTTTAGTTAGTTGTTTTTATTAATAAGTCAAAATTTGCACTTTATAACCGTCATTCCCGGAAAACTGATATATTTCGCTTGCTTCTTCTGTATATTCGCTTTCCGTTATGTCCGGGCACCCTTCTACTTTCCCGTCAAAAGAATAAATATTAAGTTCCTCGATAAATTCGGTACAATCTCCCTGCAATAGCGTTAATCCACTACCACCATTTCCCAAAGTTGCCATAACAACGGAGTTTCCGTTCTTCAATTCTGTAGCAACAAATTCAATTGCTTGTTCTTTCGTTTTCATGTCCTTAATTATTTTAGTTGTTGTTATTATTAGTTCTTTTCTTTGATACAAATGTAATACTTTATTCTTACATAACAAGAGATTTTGAGTTAAGAAAGGTTAATTTGCCTCTTTTTCTTTGTTTAGTTTGTTACTTTTTGGCAACCCTTCTACGTCAATATAAAGCACTGCCAAGAAAATAGGAAAAGAAAGAATAACATGTATAACGTTATCAGCTTCTAATGTCAAGCACATAAGAGCTAAAATTAAACTTGCCAAAAATATTCGAATAATAGAAAAAATCATTGCTTTCATATATTTGTTACTGTTTATCTGTTTTAATTATTGTATCGTTAACACTTATTTTTACCGTCTTTTTAAAGGAAATACCGCGCTTTGTTGCTTCGTAGGGTGTAAATGTAGTTATTTTCCCTTCTTTGTCGTGTCCTGTTATCCTTCTACAATTTGCGCCGTTGTTTCCCTTTACAAACTCTTTTGCTTTCTGGAGGGAGGCGAACTTTTCGCCTCCGACACTCCAATAATATACACGCCTTTCCATGATTTAAAAATTATATTTTTCTTGCAGATAGTTTGCAAGGTCGTACAAATCAATTCCAGAACTGTAAAATACCCTTTCAAATTTTTGTAAAGCTCTTTTGCATGCGTTGTAACCTTCTTTCGTTCCTTCGAACTCTGCCTGAAAATCTTCAAAGGAATAGCAATCTATTGCTATCTGGCAATCCGAAAGAAACGAATAAAACATTTCGAAAATATCCATTTCCGTTTTATTCGTTTGTCCGGTTTCGAAATTGTGCAAGCTGTCAAAAAAGTCAAACTTACCACTACTTTTACCGTACTTAAATTTTACAATGTAGTGGTTGTGCGATTCCGGGTATTTGTCATTCCACTTGCAAACCTTCGTATTCGATAGGGTGCAAGTAAGTTCTATTTTCTTGTCGTTGTAATCCAAAACCGCTTTTTTACTATCACCGTTGTATATCATACAAGACTGATCCTCAAATTTTTCGCTTTCCGTTTTTTCGGTCAAACGGTAAATGTTACAATAACCAAGACCAACCACAATTAGGTATTTTGTTTCGTACATTTGGAATAAATAACATTTGCTATCCTCAAACCAAATTTCATATGAAATACCGTTATTATCAAAATGTGCCTTTGTATCAATCTGGTATTCTTTTTCAAAAACACTTTCAGGAAAGGAAAGAGAGGTATCGATACCCTTTCCAAGTTCCGCGTAATCACATTTACATTCTTTGGTAGCTTTTTGCAAATTTGTACGCTTACCTGTTACAAAACCATTTAAACGATAAATTGCCTTAACATTGCTTACTAAGTTCTTTACCTGGTTTACTGTTAATTTCTTTACTTCCATGATTGTAATTATTTTAGTTGTTATTATTAGTTCTTTTCTTTGATACAAATGTAATACTTTATTCTTACATAACAAGGGATTTTGAGTTAAGAAAGGTTAATATAGTAGGGAAATGTGCATTTTTATAATGATAGTTTGTTACTTAATGTATCGAAATGTGCGAAATGATAGCGCGTTATCGCGCGAATGCAGCACTTTTCGAAAGAAAAAGTAGTATTACCCTACCAATTAAAAAGACCCCTATAAAAAGAGCTTAAAATAGCTTGATACACAAATAGTTGAATATCAATAAATTAAGCTAAAGTATAGGTATTTATGCAAGAAAATAGGGAAAAGAATATGCCATAGAATAGGAATAACCATTATTTAGATTTAGTCTAAATAAGGAAAAAGCAACCAGGAACAACTTGTAAATAGGTATAAAGGGCTACAAATGTGTATGTATAGGTAGGGTATGATTTGCAAATGTGCAGAGGTATCTGTATGTATGCATGATAGATATGTATGTTATGTTTTGTATAGTAGATTTATGTGCTATATATGTGTATAGTATGTTTTGTGTGTATGTTTGTACATGTATGCATGTATTTGTATGTGTATGTCCTCGCTGTCTCGCACTCCCCTACTCTCAAACCTTTCCCCCAAATACCCTTATTTCTCATCTATTCCCTTTGTCTATGCGGTTTTTGGAGTGGTTGGTAACCTCTTTTTCGTTTTCTTTTGTCTTCCGGGTATATGCACTTTCTTCCATGGTGGTGTATAATGATTGTTTTTAAAATAGGTTCTATTCGCTGAAACGCGAATGTACGAACCTATTTTAGGAGCTATAAAAACCAGTTATAACCATTTTTCCTATATATAGTATATATACTATATATAGGAACTTTCAATGTATTATAACTATCTCATACGCTTGTGTAGTGATATGTATCCTGGAGTAGTGCGTTCCTATGGTTCAAAGTAGCTTCCATTTCCTCAAAAACTAATGAAGCCAAATAAGACGATTTAAGGCACTTTCTTTTGGTAGGTGGTACTTCTATACCATTTTTACAAGAAAGTGCCTTAAAAACGATAATAGATAGGTTAGGCGGGGTATTTTGTTTATCCAGGGTATCTTTAGGGACTGTTTGAGGACTCTCCATATAAAGCCTGCGTCTCTAATACCTCACAAGAAATGAACTTAAAATACTATCCATATAGGGTTTCTCAAATTAAAGTACATATTTATCCTATTGATTTTTAACTATTTACATATATACGAAATTTTTAAAATCAGCTATATGGGGAATTTTCATATCAAACACTCCTGGGATTGTAGTAGGATAAAAGTTCTGTCCCTATATATATCAGTTCTTTCTTGTCTTTTTGCTTTCTATGAGGGGGAGGGGTCTTTTGTTTTCCTACATATAGTTTTTCTTTGTTGATTTTTGAGAGTGGGTATATGTGGAAATCTGGTTTTTCTCTCCTATAGGGAAAATTTTGTGGGGTTGTCCATGCCTATTCTTTTTCGGAAGGGGGTCGGCTAAAGCCGCCTTTTTAACCCCTTCCGAGAGGGAATCGCTGCGCTCAATACATAAAAATGACAATTTGTAAAACTAAGTGAAACAATTCCTATCAAAATGATATGATAAAAATGAAGATTTTCAAACTCCAAACCCTATAAGGGGGTAGGCAAAATTGAAAAATTGCAAATGTCTGATTTTTAAATGATTGAAAATTTTGGTTGGTTTTAGAATGACGCAAATTCTCATCTTTTCAATTTTTGACTATTTGTAAACTTTTTGTATACGTATTCTTTCAAAATGATACACGAAAATTGTCAAAATCAGTCCAAAATGTAAGAATATATTATTACAAATCACAGGATTCTTCCTACTTCCGAGTAGTATCTATAGACATACTTGTAGCGATAGAATAGGTGTTGTTTCTTCTGATGAGAGCAAATCCTCCTATTTTAACAGGTGGTAACACTTTTGTTGTCTATTTGTAAAGGTATATTCTTACATTTTTAAAAAGGTAATTAACATTTGGGTAAAATGATACTAATTTTGAGGTAGGAAGACTTATTGTATATTTTTTAAATGAGCATTAAAAATCGGTTTTTGGTAATTTTTGAAGATAATATATTAAATATCAACAATTTATAAATTTTCATTCTTTGAGTGCGCCCTATATACGAAAAAGTTTGACTTATTGTAATTTTTACATGAAAAATAGGCTTTATTTGTCATAGTATAGTATTACATTTTCAAGAAAAATGATTTTAACATTTCAAGTAATACTATACTATGGGAAGATCGCTACATCTTGGAATAGTATTCCAGAAACTTGTTTAAGATATGCAGTTGTCCTGCCGGAGTTACCATAGGTGTCGATACGGTTATCGTACTTCCGTTTGGTTTTGTGATTACCCTTTTCTTGATCTCAAACAATCCTGCCTCTACATAGCGTTGCATAGGCTGATTATAGTATTCTCCTTTTGTTCCCAGATAACCTTTCTTTCTTAACCACTTGAACAATCTGTTCTGTCCTATCTCCATTCCATTTTGACAGATTATCTTTGCAAGCTCCGCAACAAGACAGGATCGTTTGGATTCGGTTACAGCCATTGCGAAAATCACTTTTGGTGTATCTTCTTCAATTCTCTTTTCCAATTCTTTATTTTCAGCAGACAATTCTCCCACTTTTACTTCAAGTGCTTTCTTTTCTTTTTGTTCCTCTATCCACTTTTCCGCTCTTTTAATAGGGTCCTCTATCTGATAAGAAGGAATCACAGAATAGCTTCCGGTTTTTCTAATGGAAGGTAGTACTTCTGATGTAACCCATTTCTTAAAAGACTTGGCGGTTTCTAACTTACTGCCAAAAATTAAAGAATAAACACCACTTTCGTTTATTAAAGTAGTCTGCTGCATAAATCCTTGTGAATCAGGGATGCCCTGTTTTAGGGCATCCTCATTGTCAACATGTTGCAAAATTGCATTTCTTGGCTTTGCATATCCTAAAGCCAAAGCGACATCTCTGCCTACAAAATAAGGTACACCGTCAACTAACATAGTTCTTATTTCTCCAAAATCTTCATTTTTGAAATTGACTAATTCGTTCATAACTTTAAATATTTGATTTCGGGCAAAAGAAAACGGCTTTGCCCTTCCCGTTGCAATCAAATAAAGTAGAATAATCTTACTGTATTGGAAGATACAAAGCCGTTGAAATATAGTTTAAGCATTGGTTATCAGAACAATACTCATTACTACAGTAAAACTACTCATTTTTTATTTAATTGCATTGCAAATATAGCAACAAATCTTTAATCATAAAATGGATTATCTTACCGTATTATAACTTTATTTTTCTGGATTTTCATCAGTTCCTAAAAGACATTCATTGCCCTCAAAAGGAATGCAATATGCCCAGCATTTACCTCCTACGGTAACATATATCCTTTCTTCTGGCTCTGTACTGGTAATATGAGAAAACCAATCTGCTACCCATTCTTTATTTCTGTCTTGTCTTATAAGAACCTTATCAAAAGGGCAGAAATAGTAAACGTATTTCTTTCTCGGAAGAGAATAATGCCGGTGCTTTTTGTGATTCTCTTGGTTCCAGATATCTATCTCTACTTCTGTAGCAAGACGATCAATAGGAGAAATTCTGTTACCATCTACATTCGTCATGAAAGAACCATCATCAGATATTATTCCAAATTCATTCAGATGTTCGTTATAACCTACCATCCCAGCTTCAAAGGGAGATTCTATTGTAGTCGCATAAGGATCAAAATCTTCCCATGTATTCCATAAAGAGAGAAACAATACACAGTTTCCATTTTCATACAATCTCCCAAATTCGTCCAGTTTCAACACCAAATTCTTGTCCAAAGGTAATATTTTTAGAAAGATATTACCCTGTTTATCTATTCTATCCAAAAGGACATCTCCATGTGTGATAGAGTAAAGTTTAGTGTACTGTTTACACTCTTTAATCAGATTTGCTATGTTTATTAATTTTCCCATGATTTTTATTGTTTGTTGTTAGACTTCAATTTATCCGCTCTTTTCTGCAAACTATCAGCCAGTTCCTCAAAGGCGATGTTAATCAAATCACAGTCTTTAGATGTTCGGATTTTGTCTGATACGCCGGCTGATTCAATAAGTATTTCTACATTATTGGCAAAGGTTTCTAACGCCAATATCTTTGCTTCTCTCTTATTCATATTTCTTATTGTTTGCTGTTGTTCCACTTCGCGTTATCCGGTATTATATCTCTAAAGCATTTCGGCACATCACCTTGATGCCACCAATCATTAGATATCACCTTTTCACCAGAGTTTTTAATGGCTTCCATCGTCCTACCGCCAAAACCCATAAATCGTCTTGTCATGTTATTTGTATTAGGAACGAATGGGTTGGCAATGTATGAGGTTCCATCTATAATCAACCAATTGGGATTATTCTTATTCTCTTCATATAGTCTGATCCAAAACGCACAAGAATAGCAAACCCCATCTCGTTCCATAATAGACCGTATAGGGCATTTGCAAAAATGTTCGGGATTCATGCTATGTATATTATTTTGCCCCGACCCATCTTCGCAGCCGCATTTGGGACATATTTTCTTCTTTTCGCTTTCCATATTGTTTCTGCTGTTTTTAAGGTAATAGATCATCTAAATAAGCCCATGATTCCATTTCATAAAATCTGTATAAAATACATCCTGGACGGCTGGATACAAAAATTTTGTTCTCTTCCAACATACCCATAACAGGAAGGCGTTTCGTCATCTCCACCTTTTTAGGGATAAATATGACAAGACGATAGCATTCTGGAATTACTGTTATAGAATGCCACACAGAGTTGATGCGCCACTCCGCACCAGCTTTAAAAAGAGGAACAGCAAATTCATGAAGTTCTTGCGTAACTTTCTCACGTTCAATTCTTGACGCCACTTCTATATCTTGTTTCATATCTTTTTAATTGTTAGTCGTTTTGTCCAATAAGTCTTTCAATCTTTTCTGAACTAATTTATCAATTGTTTCTTTTTGTACCTCTTCACGGATACATTGGGAAACCGATAAACTCATTAAATCCAGTCTACTTCTTATTTCACCGACTATTTCTTCACGAATAGGGGTGACTGTTTCCAGAATCAAGTTATCTATTTCTCGTCTTACTTGTGTCTTCACCAATTCTTTTGCATCGTTAGATAGTAAATAATCAGTACGATAATGATTGCTTTTATCTTGTACAAGCAAACCGAAGTAATTCGTTTTCTTCACTTCATCAAGTATCGCTTTTTTAATTGTATCAACAATTTCACTATTGGCGACTGATTTGATATATGACTTCGCAAATTCATTGATTACAGATGTTTTTACGGTGATTTCCATTTCCTTGTCATCACCAATAAGTCTTTCTAATGCCACTAAGCTGTTAATTTGTATCTTCATATCTTTTTAAAGTTTATCTATTATTTTATCACCCATTTCCTGCCATTCATCACTCACGCTTATAACCAATCCTATGACAGTGAATGACAATAACAACGTAAAAAATAAGCCATAACAGAAAGCAGATAAAAACACATACATATTTCATGATTTTTTAGTTGTTATTTAATCTTCTAAATTGTTCTTACCATCTAATTCGGATAATGCTTGTTCAAATTCCTTTATTTTCTTGAAGGCATAGTCCTTACGATAGGTGATAATATCACGTTACGTATAATCCGTAAAAAATCTGTCTATCAGGTTCTTATAATGAAACCGTACAGGTTCTTCACAATGATTTAGTAAAATCACAAAATTGGAATTTCTCGGATGAAAGCACAGGAATCTGTAATAATCCACTTTCCCTGCTATACATTCGATTAACTTTTCATCTGTCTTCAATTTATTGACATCTTCGATGTTTAATATTGGCTTCATATTTTAAATCGTTTTTGAATGGTATATCGTTCACGCTTTCTCTTCGTATTGTTTATGGTGAATTTTTTCCCTATCGGTATAGTAATCTCTTTCAATCAAGTCCATAAGTTCAGACATGCTTTCAGAATTATCGTCAGATGATTTTCCTTTGAAGAAATATCTCATATAGTCTGACAATTGATTGGCTGCATTACGAAAATTCCTTTCCTTTTCCTTCCATTCATCAGTAGGAACAAACCCTCTTTCCTTGAAATGAGCCATGTACAGATCAAGATAATAGACAGATAAGTCCGCCATATTAAGTGACAAATTAAGTGTTTTTGCAGCCCAGGAAACAAGAGATTTTTCCATGTTCTGTTCCTGGTAATAGAACTTGTCCTTTGATTTTATATAGTCCATTTCTTCCTGGAGCTTCAATCTTTTTTGGTTCAAATATGTGATTTTGGCCCAGTTCCGCATGCTTCTCGCTTTGCTGATTTCTCTTTGAATTTCTCTTAATTCAATGGAGATTTGTTGTTTTGTCTTTTCCATAATCTATTCTACATCAAAAAGTTGATCTAACACCAATAATTCTGCATTCATATCTTCATCTTTCGGGAAACGAACTTTTATGTTCCCGAACTTAGATGTCTTGAATAAGATGTAAGGATTCATATCTTCGGCAGTCACCGGCTTATATTCCTTAACCTCCGACATCTTGAGATACCAGTCGCCTATTTTTACAAATCCAGAAAAGACAGAATGCAGATGCTCTTTTATAGGAAGCATCTCTTTGTTTGTTTTGAAAGGAATAATTTCTTCTTTTCCTCTTATCCTAATTGAAAGGAAAGGACAAATGTTATTTGTTTCATTTTGAAACTTGAAGCCTGTTATAGCTTGCTTGGGGATTCTTCTCCCCATTAAGATGAAATAAGCCATTGCGATAAAATTTTACAGTGGTAAAATAAAACCCGGCAGAAGACTTGTGCGGAACATTCCGCCGGGAAACTTAAAATATGAAAATTAATGAAGTTCTTCTCTTGTGCCAAGAAGGTGTTCGTTTCCTTCGTACGGAACACAATGATCCCACAGTCCTCCTAAACAGCGGTGCTTATGGGATTCCATGTCAAAATAAGAATAAAAATCAATTGACCACACAGTAAAACAATCGTTAATTGATGCTTCGTCTTTTACAAGAACTTTCTGAAATGGCTGAAATTTCGTAGCTGCCGGCACAGCTTTGTAAATAGGTAAGATAAGTTTACCTTCTATCCATAAAGGAACGAGATTCCTTGTGAAGAATTTGGGATCATTCACATTCACTTCTTCTTTTAAAAGGTCTGCCTCTTTAAACTCGTATGCCTGGACCTCCAACATCCAATCATAAAAAACAAAATCACTAATACCTTTAAAATAAATTCCGTTTTCTGATATATCATCAATACAGAAATACTTACCACAAAATTCTTTCATTTCTTCTGCGAACGGATGATTACGTTCAACAATTACCAGTCCATTTTCTCCTTTGTGTTTGCTGTACCAGTCAAGGCTTTTGACTTTAACAACATCACCTGTTTTAAATTTCGTCTCTTTCATCGTTTTCTTCTTTTTCATTATCACTAATATTCTCATCTTTAAATAATTCTTTTACGGTCACGCCTAAAATTTCTGCTATTTTAGCTAATGTACTCATGGTAGGATTTCCATTTACAATGGAATAAAACGATTGTCGTGTTATTCCTAACTTTTCAGACATTTCATTAACTGAAATACCTTTTTCAAGCATGATCTCGCGTATTCTTAATTCATTCTCATTCATTTTTTGATTGTTTTCTGCTGCAAATGTAATAGTTTATTCTTACATGTCAAAATATATTCTTACATTTTCTTCAAAATATTTTTATTGTAAGAATAACACTTGTTATCAAAATAGTCAGTATCAAAATGTAAGTCTCATTCTCGCAAGTGCAATATTTTACCATTGCGTCTATGAAAAGATACATCATAACCGACCGTATCGTACCAGATTCTATCTTTCTTTCCTTTCGTTCCATTCTTCAAGAAAATCTTCCACACTCACAATCTTATCCCCTGGTAAGATTTGGTCTTTCGTTATTCCGTAGTACAAATCACCTTCTATCTTTATATAGTCAGCATGGTTTTCCATTGCCTGTGAACAGTACAAAGGCTTAAAACCAGCATCAGCCAGGATAATACAACTCTCATATTTCCTGTTTTTAATCACAAAATCTTTTCCTTTTCTTTTCATGGGTGTAATAATATGTTTTGACAACAAAAGTAAATGTAAGAATATATTATTACAAATATCCGAATAAGTTTAACGTATGTTAATGTATTTGCAATTGAAAGGGCTTACATCTATTTTTGAAGAAAAAAATAAAGTCATGACATATCAAGAACGTTTAGAGGCAGCTATCAAAAAGCTGAAAAAAGTCTATCCTAACGCAACGGTAAAACAAACTATTGATCAGAATGGGAATGCCATCTGGCAAACAACTATTCCGGGAGAGAAGATCATTGAAAGCATGAATGTAAATGCTTTGGAAATTGTAGTCAACAACCTTTATGAAGCCTATCGGGTAAAGGTTGGGGCGAAAAAATAACGAAATCGTATCTACTTTTATCATATTAAGTTGATCGATGACATTGCGGTTAAACAGTGTGTTGAAAGGGGTGCTTGTGAAAGTGCCCTTTTCTTTTTATATTTGAAGCGGTTAATTAACTCAAAAACAAAAATCATCATGAACAAAATTTTATTGACATTGGCTTTTATGTTCTCCTGTGTAGCCTGTATTTTTGCACAAGGGGAACTGCCGGAAGAAACAGTTGATTACGCTGCAAATTTCGCTACTTTTGCAGGGGTGGTAGGCGTTACGGCAGTCGTAACAGAGTTTATCAAGAAACTTTTCAAGGTAGAACCTTCCGAATGGGTACAACGGATCGTCTCTTGGGTAATTGGTATCGGACTTGGGATGTTTGCATGGGGATTTAATCTTGGAATGTTTGAAGGTCTGGATTGGTGGCAAGCACTCTTATGGGGATTCGGAGCAGGATTGGCATCGAACGGATTTTTCGATACCGGACTTATCGAATGGCTTTTTGGATTGTTTACCAAGAAAAAGAAATAATTATCTTCATCACACACTTCTTTTTTTTGTTTTTATTGGTTCAGGCGGGGCGAAAGTTCCGCCTTTACTACACATTAATATACATAGCATGACGATAGACGAAAAATATACGAAACTGAAAAGCATTTTCTTCAAAGATTTTGTAGTAGTGACAGAGAACTACAATTGTCGAGGAACTAATATCCCGGCAAGTAAAGTGACAAAGAGCAATACAACAGGGACGAAAATCTTATATTGGGGTGACGGGACGATCAATATGGCGGAATACCTACATTATTTATATGTAGAGGCTGTGCTGGGGGATAAATCTTGTGTAGATAAGATTTACTGGTGTCTGAAATCAATAGAAAGACTTTCTTTGAGTGCTTATGAAGATGAAAAGATGAAGAATCCAAAGGTATATTTTAAATACGAGCCTGGATTTTTCCTTAGAGATGATATATCGGTAAATTCAAAAGACCTTTTCGATGCTTTCAAAATAGAAAGCGGTTACTCTAACGGTATCGAACTTGAAAATGAAGACCCTTGCTTTTCTCCTTTTGTCTCGCAAGACCAAATTTGGAACTTGCTCCCATCTCTTGCATTAATAGCGGAGGGATGGGGAGATCACAAAACAGGCATTTTAGCAAAAGAAATACTGAAAAACATCCTTTCCTATGTTTCTGATCACGGACATACCATTTACAATCCCTATTTCAGTGCATTGAAACATTTTTGGACGTACCTTCCTTCTATGAACACAGAAAAAGTAAAACCATGGGATAGGGTGTATGATAGGAACATTCATTTGAAATACACAATCAAAGTAAAAAGAGGTGCTAACAACTGGTATTTTGCTTATGGATTCAGAAAAACGCTCAAAAAATTCATTCCAGAAGCAAAATTGAACGGTTTTCTGACTTTTTTGTACGGTTTATGGTATATTCCATTCATTTTTCTTGCTGATAGGGTATATTTCCCTATTGTTACCCGGTTCGGAGTAAAAAGAAAGGACAACTCCTATTACTGCATGTCATCTGCCGGTGATGTTTGGTATTCAGGAAGGAAAAGCTATCTCAAAAGGGTATGCAAGAAGTTCAATAAAGATAAGGAATATACCTTTCCCGCGCTTGCAGAGTGCATGAAACAGGAAAAATGGCAATATCTGGACTTGGAAGAAATGGAAAAATGGCTGGATGAATATGAATTTGACGAAAAATCGCTTGAATCTCCGGTGAAATTTCTAACTTTGTATTGTTACTTGAAGTTGTCCAAGCAATCAATTGCTTAAAATCTTAGCCATACAGTGTTTTGTCCCTGTCTTTCTTCGTGAGAGGCAGGGATTTTTATTTCCATTCACAAAAGTGTAAGAATATACTATTACATTTTCACGTAAATTAACAACAAAACCCTCGTTTTTGTACAAAATGATATTACTTTTGCAGCATAATCAAGTAACAACAACAAAAATAACGAATCATGAAACCTTTTAATTTAGAAGAAGCAAAAGCAGGCAAACCCGTCTGCACAAGAGATGGTAGGAGAGTGGAAATCATTTCTTTTGCAGACTCAAATAGTATTTATCCTATTTTAGCAAGAGTATTTTCATATAATACCGATTACATTAATCTTAGTTATAACCAAGAAGGATATTTCTTTAATGATAATAGAGAGTTTGATGCAAATTTAATGATGGTGGAAGATGAAACCATCCCTTCACTCTGGACACAATCTTGCACAGAAGAAAACACGATAATCAATTACACAATCAAAAACTAATAGGAGTATGGAAACGAAAATGACGGAGAGGCAAGAGTTGCTTTACGAAACAAGGAAGAAAAAGCCATTCAGGGCTTTTATTATGACCTGTATGTGGGGTGGATTTGGTCTTTATTATACTGGTAAACCTATTATCGCATCCATCCTGACCATTTGTACCCTGTACAACATTTTAGGCGCTATAGTGACCTTATTTAAGGTCGATTTGGTGAACTGTGTTGAACACCTACTTTGGTTTACCGGATTTTGGATTTTCTCAATCCTGATAGCGGTTCCTTTGGCAAAGGATACAAACAACAATATCAAACGTGAAATCATTAAAAACAACAAATAACATGAAAAGAGTAATTTTTATCAGTGTATTATTTACACTTATTTCGACGTGTGGATGCAAGCAGGAAACCTCTAAAGAATCAGAAATTACCAAAGAGCAAGAAACCTCCAAAGAATTGAACATCTATCAAATTATGGATATTCAATTTAAAATATTGGATGCTTCTTCTAAAGATTTTTTGGTTGAAGAAGCTGATAAACTCATTCCAAAAGAAGCCTACAGCGAAAAGGTTGCTATAGAGACTGGAGGAAAAGCTATAAAATATAGCCTCAATACAGGTTATAAATTAAGTGTAAACGAGGTTTTTGATGAAAAATCAGGGATAGTTCCTTATACAAGTCTCGAAGCAAAGTTCGATATTTATGATATGGAAGATACAAAAACCTTTATAGATGGGATTCTGGATTATCTGAAAGAAAAGAAAAAGTTAAAAAAAGAAGGGATATCCGAGGTTGTAGATAAACCAGATTACAAACTTATTGCCCTTATTTGGGACGGTGGATTCAGTTCAATTGAAATGAAACAAAACGGAGCAATTGGATTTGACATTATCTTTATCAACTATTACGACATGAGCAAACAAAATAAAAAGTAAGGATATGACGGATATTGTAAGATTCTTCGTAAGTAAGAAAGGCAATCTATATCTTCTATTCACATGGGATGGAAATGCCTTAGATGCTTTCAAATCGGGGTTCTTTACCGATAATGTATCAGTAGAAGCTGTTCCCAAAGAAGAAAGTTTAACAGGAGAGAGCTATCTTATAGTAAAAGGAACAAGGAAAAAGAACTATATCCTTAAAATAGGAGATGGGCTTTTACGATCTTTGGATTGGACAGCAGAACAGAAAACATACAAAGGTGTCCCTTTGAGAAATTACCTGTACTGCAAAGTCGGTTATACGATAGAACTGGGAAGCAAAGAAAAATTTGAAGAAATGATCTCTTTAAACATTGAGGATAGAAGAACTTTTGTATCTTTGATGAGAGAGAGTAGAAAACATAAAGATGATCGTTTGTCATGTAAACAAGGTGAGGGTGGTTGAGAAATCGTCCTCACCTACAAAAACAATATACATAATATCCTAAATCAAACACCTTGACATTTTCTTCGATGGGTGGGTAGCGGTCAAGAAGATTTGCTACCCATTTTTTCATTTACATGTTACAAACTCTATCACCATTATTTCATCGCAAAGTAGACATGCAAGAAGGTAAAACATACCTAAAACTTTCCCTACTCCCATATCATTCACACATCCAAATACCAGGCTTCGCCTCCCCCGCGCCACCCCTGCGGGGCGCGCCTTTGTTGCCACTTGAAAATCGGTCACATTCGTGCTCGTCTCACTCCACTTTCGTTCGTTCACTTCCGATTTTGGCAACATAATATATATACTACGTATATAATAATTACTACTACATATAAAATGTAGAGTAATCCTACTTTTATAGGGAAAATTCGGAAGTAGGACTTCCTCATTCTTTCCCTATAGAAAGGATACCATTCCCAATTCCCATTAGTAGGAAGAGGGTTATATTAAGAGAAAGAAAATACAGAAAAGGATAGTAGGAATATAATAGATGATCCTCCTACTAAGAAAAAGGAGAATAAAAACATGCGTACACGCGTAAGGGGAACCGGAATCAAGACAAAGGGATGGAGGGTGGGAAAGAAACCCTACGGGCGCGCGTGTGCGTGTGAGGCAATTTTTCGCCCGAAAAATTTGGTTTTGCCAGATTTTGTTTTTACCTTTGCAGTAGATTTAATTCGTTGAGAATTAAATCCTTATCGTAAAATAGTTTTAAGTCTTCTTTTTTAAGAAGACTTTTTTTTGTTATATGAGATTTATCCCTTATATTTGCGAAAAATATTTTACGATAAACATATGAAAAAAAAGTGCATAAATTTTGACCGAATTGGTTTTCTTCTGGTTAAAAGTGATCTTGAAAGAGAAGCCAGAATGATGGACAAGAAAACAAAAGCTCGTAAAAAGAGGAAATCCATTGCAGAAGACCGTGACTTTTCTAAAAACAGAGTTTCCAAAAAGAAACATCTCACATCTAAAAAATTTGTCGCTTCTATGGAAAGTGATAGAAGTTTCACTGATTTAGTTTTCTCTTCTAAGAAAGAAATTGAATGTTTCCTTCGTCGTGCTTTAGGCGTAGGGTCAAGAAAAATAGCTGTCTCTACCTTTGAGAAGTATTCTGGAATGATAACTATTGAACGCAAGGAAATTGTAGCTCCGCCAACGTATAGTTGGAATAAACCAAAAAAGAAGGTTTTTTATTGCTTTGCGATTAGTAACACTGGATTCTATAAAGATTCGTTCAATTTGCGCAAATGCCTTTTCAATAAATTAAAAGCGTTTGAATATACTCAAAATTTTAAGAACAGCGAACTTCGTCTTGGATACAACGAACGTGTACTTTTGATCTATCTTGAAAATAGAAAAAGAAACTTTTATCATATTTGGGAGGAAGAAAAGGAGATGAACCCATCTTTAGAGTGGGAACCTTCTTTATATTTAAGCCAGAAAACTATGGCAGAAGAATTGGGCTGGACGGTTAAGCAGGTTAGATATTCTATGGCTAAATTGAAACTTTATTTCGGTAAGGATTTTTTTAGAGAGCCAACAAAGGAAGAATTAAAAAAACGCAAGACAAAAGGTAGCTGGAACTTCCAGATAAATCTTCCCCCTATGCGAGTATGGAATGCTATCATAATGAAGAAGATTCATATGTTTATTATAAACTCTGGCGATTCTGTACTAAGAAGACGCTTTAACCTTTTGTCTTACCGTTATTTGAAGGCAGCAAGCAATATGACAAAGGGGTATGAATGTTATATGGAAAATTCAATGAATGCCAAAAACAAAGAGTATGATCGGTTATGCAAACTCGGAAGAAGTATAAGGAGTGCACGACAAAGGGGCGATCTTACTGTTGTGGAATATTTATTTTCTCTTGTATTCGATCGTACACCTAATACATATAGAAAAAGAGTGCCACAGCCTCTGGTTAAGGAGTATTATCGAAAAATGTATAAAGCTGCATAATCATGTATGATTCTAATAAAAATCGTTTCTTGATAGTGTGTTTGGATGGAGAGGTAAGCTCTTTTCAGAAAATAAAAGAATGTGCGGAATACAAAAGAAAGATAGATGAGATGATATTAGGAAAGAAACTTGCAAAATCTAAATGGGCAAAAGTTAGATTTCCTTCCTCTCGATATTGCGAAACTTTACATGACAAGGTTTCTATTGAGAAATATCTCATTGATTTGTATTTGTATGGATATGATATAGAAAAAAGTTTTGAAATACGCCCTTATGATTATGTTTGTGGAGGTGTCAACTATAAAGAATTATATAAGTCTTTGAAAAGCAAAAGAGACAAAGTTATGTCAAATTGTATATCTATTTAAGAATATGAAAAAGAAAACATTATCTATCAAAGACAGAAAGAATCCTACAGAAGAAGAAAAGAAAAACATTTTGTCATTCTATGGGATCACAAAGGATCAGCAAAAAGCAATCTCTGACAGCTATCAGCATGATCCAGAAAGATATTTTACTACTATTCGGCAGATGCCAAGAGAGGAACAGGAAGTGTCCCTACTGATTGCTGCTGCATGTGGCGTTGACATTAACAACTTTTAACTGTAAAAATTTCAATTATTGAATGCAATAGTTGTATATTTGCAGTCGAGATGAGATAGCTAAAAAGTTGGAGATTGGAAGTGATTCGCGGTAGCTTCCCTTCTTTTCTTGAAGGCTATGTGATGTTGAGGGGTAATCCCCATTTTGGAAGTGTTAGATTGAAATGATTGGAGCGACCAACGGAGTTTGAGGATGCCGGCTCCCCTATAGAAGTATAAAACGATAAAATAAGTCCCGAATGGGCGGTAAGTCTTCCTATAGGATGTCGTGGGATAATTAGCTTCCCGTGAGAAAGGCTTCTTTTGAAGTAACATTGCTCTTCGCGCATAGGAACAATCAAAAATTCAGTTTAATTTCTTCCTACCTTAAAAGGCTAAGCCGTTACCTTTGATCGTTGGGTGGAACGAGAACGGCACTCTTAGCAAGTATTAGTACGGTTGCCACCCCAACAGGGAAAGTGCTTGCTAAGAGTTTTTATTTTAAAAAGTTTTTGTTATAGGAAATTTTGGGTACATTTGTGTGTTGAATTATAAATGATTACGTCCATGAGTACCAGAGAATACCCTATAAACGAATTTAAAGACCTTGCAGAAAAGAATTGCTGGGAGGTTTATTCATTGGAGCAAGTCAGAGACTTTGCTTCTGATGTAGTTAAAAGCATTGATCCTACCGAACAGGAACATGGAGCCATTGACTTCGTGTCCTTAAACCGTGTTGTCGTAGTTGATGAAAACTTCAACAAATCTGTTGTATATTATCGTGAACCGCAGATTGAATGGAAGGATGCGGATACCGAAACAATTGAAAAAGCCGGAATGACCGGACTTCCTGTGAAAAACAAGATCGGCTTCTATAAAGATACCCCTGAAAACAGAAGAAAAGGTATTGTGGGGATGCCGTACAAGAAAGATACCGAATATAAGAAGAAAGAAAAAGAGCATTCCGATAAATCTGAAAAATCTGACAAGAAAGAAGACTAAGCCTTGTGAAGTAATGGAAAGAAAACAGAGAATACATTATTTAAAGTCTTACCTGGGTAGCTTCTGTTATCCATTACTTGTCGCTATACCTTTATCTCCTATTGTGGATTGGATAGAAAAATATATATTTAGGGACTGGGAGTTTTTAAAGTTTCTTGTCGTACTTATTGTGATTGACACTCTTGTAAGCTGGGTGTTTCATCTAAGGAAGAAGGATTTTTCCTCTAAAGGGTTTGCAATGATTATGACAAAACTTTTTGTGTACAGTTGCCTGCTTATTGTGTCCCACGTTTTGGGAGGTTATACGATAGACGGACAAGTTACCACTACTTTTACTTGGTTTCGGTCTTTAATGAGCACTGCACTTATCGTCAGAGAATCTGTTTCCATTGTGGAGAATGCCGGGAAGATAAGTCCTAACCTTGTTCCTTCTTGGGTGAGGAAATATTTAAGGGACTTTGACGAAAATGGATTTTTAAAAATGAAGGACAAGAGCGACAACCGTCCTTCTATTTAGATAGGTAATTTTAAATTTTTGAGATATGCGTTTATATAGATTTATCAATACAGACAAGAAAATTGACGTAGTTGTCGTTACAGATGGTTCTTGTGAACAAAAAAGAGTTTTTATCACTGAATCTCCAAGAGGCGTTGTTCCTGCTGGTTCTGTCAATCCTTCTGCTGATGAAAAAGCAGGAAGTGATGCTTTTCTTGCTTTGGGTTGGAAATGGAATGTGGGAGAAAGTGTTCAGCATGAAGAGTTGGTTGCGTTTGCTGAAAACAATGCGCTTACTCTTACAATCGAACCGCAAGGACTGAATGAGGTTGTTGCTGTGAATGCAGAATGGAACGATGAGAATGCTTGTGTGCTGTCTGTTTACACTACTGTTCCGGCAGAAAAGGAAATTGAAATTTATTTTCCCAATTCGGTAAAACTCAATAACTCTATAGGAAGATATGGTGTTATTAGAGGTGATAGAAAAGTGCTTACATCAAAAGTAAATGGTCGCACTCCTATGGAATTTACTTTGACAGACTTGGGTTTGGATGCTAAGGAAGATTTAAATCTTGTCGTAATGGCAGATGCCGGAGTGCAGAAATTTGAAGTTGTGGCTAAAAACAGTAAGTAACTATGCTTAGGCTTTTATTTACAACAAAAGATTTAAGCAAGCAAATGACTGTCATAACAGATGGTGTAGACAGTCAGATGAATGTTTTTGTAACTGAAAATACGGTAGGTGATGTAGACTATTACAAATCTTTAGGGATTGTAATAAAAGCTGGTATTACCTATAATATCGGTAAGTTTATAGAATGGTGTCTTGCTAATGAATTGGGTCTTATCGGCTATCCCGAAGGACTGGAAGAAGAAAAGATCAATTATGTAAACGTTCTTGATAGAACGGAATATACGTTTACATTGCAGACAAAATCTCTTTCTTTCGTTAATACGGGTGAAAGCAAGAATTTTGTTGTTACTTCCAGCAAGCAGGAATATCGGGACGGTGCGCCTTACGGGAAACCCATAGCCGTTGCTATTCAGATTAAAATTTCCGGTACAGGTTTTTCGGGTAATGCGGGAATAAGTCAAATTTCTGCTACAGAGAATCCTACTGACAAGCAAAGAACTGGTACAGCTACAATCATTCAGAATGAGAGTGGAAAAACAGCAACCATTTCTTTAAGTCAAGCTGCATCTGTTATTACTTATGAAAATACGATTACAGCCAATAAGACAACTCTTACTTTTGCTGCAACGGCAGGTGATCAAGTGGTCACAATCACTTCTACCAGACAAAAGAAGCTGAACGGTAAGAACAGTGGTTCCCCAACTACCGTAAATACTACAGGAAAGGTAACCGGTACGGGTTTCTCTTTGAAAACTCAATCGGGAGCAAATTATACTGTTTCCGCCACTGAAAATACAAATGAGACTACCGGAAGAACAGGAACTCTTGTTGTGACACAAGAAGGGTCGGGCGCAAAATCAATTACGATTAATTTAAGTCAACCTAAAGCAACCGTTGCTTATACTTATAATTTGACTTCAAACCCTTCAAGAGTGGAATTTGTTGCTACGGGTGAAACAAAAACTCTTTCTATTTCTTCTACAAAACAAAAGACGGTAAATGGAAAGAATAGTGGTAGTCCTGTGGCTGTGAATTATACTACGACAGTTTCCGGTACAGGTTTTTCGAAAGGAACAACCGAATATTCCGTTGTAGCAGCGGTCAATACTGGTACAGCAAGAGAAGGGTCAGCAGTTGTAAAACAATCGGAAGGAACAAAGCAAATAACAATTACGCTATCACAGGCAGCAGGCACTTCCGCTTAATTTTTTATTGTCGTGAGTAGGAAAAGTAAACATAAAAATCAAGAAAAGACGGACCTGTTAAAGGGTCTGTCTAATCTTTCTTTGGAAGATATTGTAGGATTGCAGAAAACTCTTCCTACTTTGCTTCAATCCAAATTACAGCAGATGTCTCGTTCTGATGATTTGGAAAATCTTTTAAAAGCTAATTTGTACCTGGATAATGTCAACCAAAGACAGGACAATGTAAAGGCTGTGTTCTTTAATCCAGATGAAGCAAGTGATACGGGAAGAGGATATAAAGACCCTATGTTTTACGGGTCGCTTCCTTTTGAAGTACTTCGAAGGATGGGGGACATTTTTGTTGTCCGGGCTGTGGTGAATACCCGTGTTGAACAGGTACAGAATTTCTTGCATTTTTCAACAGATGAACAGAAAGAAGGTTACACTATCCGAAGAAAAAGAAATCCTTTTGAGAAACAAAGTACAGAACATTCAAGAGAAGATCAGATAAAGATAGCCTATATTCGTAAATTCTTGGAAGAAGGCGGTTTCCATGACAAATGGGAATCTTTTGATACATTTCAGGATTTTGGGAGAAAAGTTGTGTTTGACAGTTTAACACTTGATCAGCTTGCCTTTGAGATTGTAAGGGACAGATCATGGAATTTGGCGAGATACCGTGCCGTAGATGCTTCTTTGATTCGTTTCTTGGACAGTATTGACCCTAAGTTCCGAGACGAGTTTGAAAAGTACCGTTTCAAAGGTTATCTTCCTAAATATTGTATGGCATGGCAAGGGCAGATCATGGAAAATCCTGTTACGCATGAAAGCGTGATCTTCTATCCTTGGGAACTTGGAATAGGTATCCGAAACAAATCCACTAACATTTATAAGAACGGGTATGGCACTTCTGAATTGGAAACTTTGTCCAGTATTATGACATGGATATTGTGGGGATTTGAATATAATGGATCGTATTTTTCTAAGGGGTCAAGCCCGAAAGGAATCATAAATGTTAAGAATCCGAACATATCTCAATCTTCTTTGGATGAGTTCAGACAGGCTTGGCAACAGACTATGGTGGGTACACGTAATAGTCATAGAACGCCCATTATCAATGGGTTAGACCTCCAGTGGTTAGATTTAAGCAAGAATACCAACCGTGACATGGAGTTTAGTGATTGGTTAAAGTTCCTGTTGGTTATGTCCTGTGCTGTATATCGTATCGATCCATCTGAACTTGGTTTCCAATTCAAAGACCAGACTAATATATTCGGACAAGCCGGTCAGAAAGAACGATTGCAGCACTCCAAAGACAAAGGATTGAAACCTATCCTTGTATTCTTACAAGAAGTAATCAATTACTATCTTGTTTCTGAAATGGATGAAGATTTTGAATTTGTCTTTACTGGTGTGGATGCAGAGGATGAAGGCAGACAGGTCGAGATTGATGCTAAGAAGATTCAAAACGGTATGGTTTGCTTAGAGGATATTTTTGAAAAATACTCTGGACGAAAATTCAATCCCGAAACGGATACTATCCTGAATCAATCCTATCAACTTCAAAAGCAAATGCAGATGCAGCAGGCTATGTATGGTGGAGAAGCGATGAATGAAGAAGTGGATCGTCAGATAGCTTCGGAAGAAAAGGAAGATACACAAAAATCTTTCAGTTCGAATCCTATCATGGATGCTGCTATGTCTTACATTGAAAAGAATTGGGGTGAGAAGTGAACGTTCGATATGTCAAGAATATAAAGGTTGAGAAAATGCCGTTGGTGTCAAATATACATCATCATGTTGACCCTATGCGTTATCCTAAAGTACAAGAAGGTTATGAAGGGATGGCGCAGGTCATTTTCTCGACACAGATAAACAATATGTTAATGGATTTGACTAAGAAAATGGTCAGTCAAAAATCGAAGTAGTCTATGCTATTCACACCGGAAGAAATACAGCAGTTGTTTTTCATTGTCGATTATCGTATTGCACGAGTGATTGCCGATGTATTGGGAAAAGATTATCTTTCCCCAGACGACATAGATGTACTTAAAAGGTTCGATTTTGACCTAAAGACAGAAATTCTAAAAATACCACCTTACTGGCAAGCATTCATATTTGGACGGTTAGCAGCCATACTTTCTCCTGCGCAGCTTTCTTCGCTTGATTTTAACGACTTAAAACAATATGTTGAAAAGGAACAATACCCGGCATTGACAACAAGGGAAAAGGCAGAATACAATGCGTCGGCTATGCGTTCTTATTCCTATATAAAGGGAATGGGAAATAAAATAAAGGATTCTCTTTCTTCCACCATATCGGAAGAAGAAATGAAAATAGCTGTTGCGGAGCGAGAAAGGGAAGTTGAAACAGCTATTAAAGAGGAACTTTCAGAAGGGGTTCTAAAAAGGAAATCCGTTCAGTCTATAGTAAGTGCACTTGGACATAGATTGGATGAATGGAATCGTGACTGGGGGCGTATAGTCGCCACCGAAATGGAGAACATTTTTCAGATAGGCACAGCTCAAATGATAATGAAGGAACATGGCATCCATGCTAAGGTATATAAACAAACAATGCCACAAGCGTGCCGCTATTGTATAAACGCTTATACTACCAATGGTATAGGTTCTAAACCTGTTATCTTTGATTTGTCTGAATTGATTGCTAACGGCACTAATATAGGCAGAAAATCAAAGGATTGGAAGCCTGTTTTAACAAATATTCACCCTTTCTGCCGTTGTTTGTTAAGATATGTTCCAGATGACTATGAATGGGATGATAAAACACAGTCTTTTGAACCCAAAAAAGTGGAAGATAAAGATCGTGTTCAAAGGAAGTCTAAAGTGAAAATTACAGTAGGAACAAAATATTTCGAAGTGTAATGAGAACAAGAACAATTTTCAACTCTGGTTATATCAATATCCCTACAGTGGATAGCTCTAAATGGATAAAGGATATTCAAGTAGGAGACGTTATAAGAACCGCTTCTGGTTATAGGAGAGTAGTTAGAGTGACGCAGTTTGAATTATCATCTATTCCCCGTATCCTGGACGTGTGCTATATTACCGAGGATGAAACTCTTGAAAAGGGGTATCGGGAAGATGCGCTACACAGAATAACAGAAGATTCATTTGTTTTGTGTAGCAACAAAATGAAAAGAGCTAACAAGATACGACCAGGAGATGTTATCATGTTGAAAAATGGCTGTAAGGGTAAAGTAACCAATATTATACAGATACCTATTGACAATGTTTCGCAATATTTTTATAGTTTTGAGCTTGATAAGCCGGACTTCTTTTTTGCAGATAATGTCTGCATCCCGGATGTAGTTTGTGACAATAATTCAAAATAAAGAATGAGATTGGTTGAAAGACATATTGTAAAAGATAACCGATTTGAAGATGTTTGTTTCAAATCAGGTCTGTTGTATAATTATGTCTTATATAATGTACGTCAAGGAATTTTCAACGAAGAGTATCTGAAAGAATATGAATTTTCAACCAAACTTTGTAAAGAAAATCAATTTGATTTTAGAAATCTTCCTATTGCAATTTCTCAACAAGTAGTTTCACAGGTATTTTCAAATATAAAAGGATGGATAAAGGCGAAAAAGGAATTTGAAAAGAATCCATTTAAGTTCCGTTCAAAACCGAAATTACCTAATTATAAGAAAGGGAAAAAGCAGAATACGGTAGTTTTTACAACTTCTGCTTGTAGGCTAAAGAAAGATGGATATATTTACTTTGTTAAAAACATTGTTCCACCAATTAAAACCAAAATAGGAGACAATAAATTATGTCAAGTTAGAATTGTACCGCAAGCTACTTGTTATGTAGTAGAAGTGATTTATGAAAAGAAAGAACAAGATTTGAATTTAAATAAAGACAATGTTCTTTCGGTTGATTTAGGATTGAATAATTTATGCACATGTATCAACAATGTAGAGAAACAACCTTTCATTGTAAACGGGCGAATTATGAAATCTTTTAATCAATGGTACAATAAGAGAAGAGCTAAATTAATGTCTTTTGCAGGAGACAAAGGAACTTCAAAAAGACTTAGGAGACTAAATAATTATAGGAATTTTTGGATAGAAGATTATATCCATAAGATTAGTAGATTTATTATAAACTATTGTGTTGACAATAATATCGGTAGTCTTGTGGTAGGACTGAACAAAGGATGGAAACAGGAAATCAATCTTGGAAAGAAAACAAATCAGAAGTTTGTAGAAATTCCTTTTTCAAGGCTTATAGACAAAATATCCTATAAATGTAAATTAGTTGGAATTAGTTTTTATCTTAGCGAAGAATCCTATACATCAAAAGTTGATCATTTGGCTTTTGAAGAATTAGGGAAACATGATGCTTACTTAGGTAAAAGAAAGAAACGTGGATTGTTTCAAAGCTCTGTAAATAAACTGATTAATGCAGATATAAACGGAGCTATTGGAATTGGAAGAAAAGTATTCGGTGATTCTTACGTAAGTAGGATAATCGATAGTGGGTTAGCGTTTAACCCTATTAGAGTAAACATTTTATAATGTGAATTTGATAAATAAAATTTTAAATTTTAATGACGTGGGATTGAACCTGAAAGCGTTACTTGGATTACAGACGCAAAAAGAAAAAATAGATGAGTATAAAGGACTTCTTAAAAAGGAAAGAGAAATAAAGCAAGAAGTAGATTCACTTGCGGAGAATTACTCTTTACAGAAGTCTCAATACGATTCTTTGAGAGGTAGCGACAATGCGGAAGCTGCTATGAAGGCAGAGAGTTGTTTCAGCGAGTTCTTGAAACAGCAATCAAAGGATTTAATGAGTGTTTACAATAGAAGAAATTCTATCCAGAAGTCGATTGAGAGACTGGAAAACGATGAAGATTTTGCTGAAATGGCAAAAGATATTCGTCACCTTTTTGAATGTCGAGAACTTTGGAAACAAGGATTGATTAAAAAATCGGTTTATTTTGATTTGTTCAAAGCAAAACAAGGAAAGGTGCAATTTGCCGATGTACTGGTTTTTAGAGGTGACAAACTCCTTATCTTGAACCGTGTGGGAGAAAAGGGAGCGGTATCGAACGATTGGTGTATTCCAGGGGGACATGTTGATCCAGGGGAAACTTTCTTGCAAGCAGCCAAAAGAGAGCTGTTTGAAGAAACCGGTATTGATATGTCGGAAAGTTTATTGATTCCTGTCGGTAAGTATATCCCCAAAAGAAAAGGGATAGAGATTCACTATTTTATGTGTCATATTGACGATCAGACACCAGTCAATATCCTTGTGGATGCGGAAGAGGAAACGGGGTCGGAATGGATCAATCCTTACACGGAACTTGATCTTTACAACTTCATTTTTGATATGAAGGATAATATCAAGCGTATTCTTGGTATTGAAGTGCCGGATGAATTTCAATTGGTAATGAAGTCATTCAAGGACGGGAAAATATCAAAGGAAGTATTTACTACCTATTGTGAGAAAAACCCTGAAAAACTGGAAAAATCAGCAAACAAGACTTCTTTCACGCATGAAGAAAGAAAGGATTTGGCAAAGAAAGGTGAAGCAATGCCTAATGGTAAATATCCTATTCGTAATCGGCAGGATTTGAAAGATGCTATCCGTTTGTCCGGTAGTTCTTCTATGCCAAAGGAAGATGTAAAGAAATGGATCAAGAAGCGTGCAAAAGAGCTTAATTTGGAAGATGAACTGCCGGAAAATTGGAAAGTTGAAAAAACAATGGACACGGAAGATGCTCATACATTGCAACGTGAATCTTTGGATGGAGAAACTAAAAATATCGTCCGTACAGAAGATGGAGTAGGAGAAGGCTGTTCTCATGAAAAAGAAATTGAGAAAGCTATCACTTTCAAGGGAACTGTTTACGAAGAAAAAGAGCCAAACAAATATACTTATGGAAACTTCCAAATTGCTTTTAGTGACAATGATGGAGATCATGGGAATAAGTTTGCCGATCTCTTAGCTACCTTTCAAAAAGTGGCAGATTTGAACAAACCCTTTTCTGTAACTATCAAGACAGAAGATAACGGTGAACAAGAATGGAAGTTTGGTACTAAATTCAGATTAAACGGCGTTTCCAAAACAGAAGATATTAGAAAATCACAAGAGGACACTATTTCTAAGGAAGAAAAGGAAGATGAACTTGAAAAGTCCGAGAAGAAAGATAAGAGCATTTTTAACATTTATCTTAATTTTCTGGAAGGAGCTAAAACGCGCCTTAAAAACATTCATTGGGGAGAGGAGGATAACTCGAAGCACGTTTATCTTGATGATCTTTCAGAAAATGTTTCTGAATTTGAAGATAAGATTGCAGAAGCCGGTCAAGCAGGATTCGGACGGTTTAAGGATGGAGAAATACAAGGTGACGAGGTGGAAGAATCTGATCCTATCGCTATTTGCCAGATGATTTTCGACAAGACGGTTGAGTTTAGAAAGGAACTTGCCGGACGGGACGAATACAATGGTGAGGTAAGTTGGATTGATGATTTCCTTGCCACACTCAAACAATCGAAATACAGATTGCAATTGCATTAATACAAAAGGTATAGATTGTGATAATTATTAATAAAAGTTAAAATATTGGGTTATTGCAATTTATACCTATTTTTGCAGTATTTTTGAGTGTCGCTATTACGCTTATATTTAATATAACAATCATAGAATGTTTGATAGTTTCAAATTATATGTAGACTTGGACTTGGAAAAGGCTAAAAAGGATGATTCTTTGAATGAATCTCCATATTCTAATATGGTCTTTTCCGGCGTAGCTTCTGATTCTTCAAAGGACGATGAAGAAGAAGTGTTAGAGCCGTCTGGGTTTATATATGATAGATTTTTGAAATCAGGATTGTTCAATCTCGATCATTTGCCGACAAGATCGCCTATCAATAAAAGTAGATTTTGGATAGGCGAGCCTATTGAAGCCTATGTGAAAGACAATAAGTTTTTTGTGAAAGGTAAATTATGGGAAAAATCACCGGAAGCTCGTGCTTTTTGGGATAAGGCTATTGAGATGAAGGAATCCGGTTCAACAAGAAAGCCTGGAATGAGCGTTGAAGGTAAGGCTTTGGAAAGAGATAAACGGAATCCAAAAAGAGTAACAAAAGCTCTTATTACAAACATAGCGTTGACTATGACACCTGTTAATACCAAAACTTATCTTGATATTGAGAAAAGTAAAGGGAATAGGGGGAACGATTTGTTGGAAATGCAAAAATCCGCTATCCTTTTTGAGTATTGTACCGAAAATGGGATAGTTCAGATAGATAATAATTTCAAGGTAAACTTCCAAAAGTCTCATTCTTTTGATGTGGAGTCTTTTTGGGAGATTTACAAATCGGTACAGGAAGGAAGATTGGATAGAAGTGTACTTAATACACTCGTAGAAAGAGTTCGACAATAATTTTTAAATAGATAGTATATTATGCTAAACTTGAATGAATTTAAAAACGATCCGCTATACAAGGCACTCGAAAACTCTGGTTTTAGTGCGGAAGATATTGCTTCTATGGTGGAAAGAGGTGATGTAACTTTTGAGAAGTCTAAAACTGTTGCTGAAATGAAGGATTCCGAAAAGAAGGAAGAGAAAAATATCGGTGACGACAAGAAGCATGAAGATGCTCTTAAAGAGGACGTAAAAGAGGACAAGAAAGACGTAAAGGATTTGAAAGAAGACATCAAAGAAAAAGAAGATAAGGTTGAGAAATCTTTCTCTATGGAAGATATGAGATCTTTCGGAGCTTCTTTGGCTGCCAATATCGTAAAGGGGATGACCGAAGTTATGAACGAACGTTTTGGTAACATTGAAAAATCTTTGGAAACTTTCGGCGCGCAAGCTCCATCTTTCAAAGGTGTTCAGACTTCTGCTGTTTTGGAGAAATCCATGAAGCCGGAAGTGGACGAAGAAGGAAAGACTTTATTGTCTGTAACAAAACAGCGACCTTTAGTTACTGCTGCCATCAATAAGGCTATCGAAAACGAAGGAGAAGAACTTGAAAAATCCATTGGCGATGATGCTTTAGCTTTCTTGGCAGATACGCAAGCCGAAACTATTGGCAAGAACTTGGCGAAGTTCATGTACGAAAAGTATAATATCAAGTTCCACAAGTAAGAAACAATTCGATTGAATATAATATAAAATATTGATAATCATGGAATTATACAATTATAATGATTTGGCAGCTTTTGGAGGTAGCAATAACGTTGCTGACGTGTTGAAAGCTATGGAAGCCGGCTTACAGACCGGTATGCAATACAACGACCAGATTAACAATGGTGGAGGTTTGAAAATAGAATCTTTGGATGCTTACATCAAGGTTCTTGCCAACCGTTTGAATCAGTTGGTCGTTTATAATGAAATGCCGAAACAGAGAATCGAGAATACGGTTCATCAGTACAACCAGTTGTACAAATATGGTGAAGATGTAGGTATCTTCAACCGTGAAGGCGAAACACCGGAAGAAACCGATACTCAATATATCCGTAAATCTGTTATCGCTAAGTTCATGGGATTGACAGGACAGGTAACAGACCCGGCAATGTTGGCGAAGTTGGCAGGTGGTATGAACATGTACACTCGTGAGGTGCAGAACAAGACAACCCTGTTGCTTACTTTGATTGACACTAACTTGACGAGTGCGGATTCTACTTGTGTGGAAGAAGAATTTGATGGTATTTTCCGCCAGCACATGATGGGTGTCGCTTCTGCTGACCGTGGTTCTACGGAAGGTATGAGCACAGAACAGATTTTGGATGCTTATTATGGCTCTGCTGCTGTTATCGACGCACAGGGTGGCATCTTGACTGATGCTTTGGTGGAAGATGCTGCTGATGCTGTTGTAAACGTTTATAACGGTTATATCGACCGTATCGTTTCTGCTCCGGTTGTATTTAACAACTATGTGAAGAAATTCCATGAATCGAAACGTGTTGTTGTCGGTATGGCTAACAGCGTTGTAGGGGCAACGATGGGACAGTCTGTAAACAATATCGTAACGCAGTTTGGTAGCGTTGCAGTTAAGAGCGATAAGTTCTTTGACGTTCGTAAACCTATTAAGGCAACTGCTACTGCTACTTCTCCGAAAGCTCCGGCAACTCCTGTTGCAGGTGGAACAAAATCGGCTGTTATTGCAGATGCTAAAACCAATTTTACATTACATGCAGGTTCTTATGGCTATCTGGTAACTGCAAAGAATCGCTATGGCGAATCTGCTCCGCTTAAATTGACAGATACCGCTTTGGCTGTTGCAGCTAATCAGTCAGTTGACTTACAATGGACAGCCGGTGTAGGTGGAGCTTATCAGGCTACCGCTTATGTGGTTTATCGTACTAAGAAAGTAACTGCTTTGACAGACACGACAGAATATTATCCTATCTTTACTATTCCGGCTTCTATGCTGGCTGCTGGATATGATGGTGCGGCTGCTACAAAGGTTCGTGACCGTAACCGTATCATTGCAGGAACGAAGTCTGCTTTGATTTACTACAATGATAGCCAGATCAACGAATACTTGCAGTTCGGTGACACTCGTAAGATCGACTTTGCAATCACCGCTCCGTCTCGTAGATTTGCAATTTTGAACTACGGCACTCCGGTTTTGTATCAGCCCGCTAAGATGTGTCGTGTCATCAATATCGGTGATGAAGGCTTAGGTGCATAAGAGATCATAGGAATTAAAATAAACAAGAGGGAAGGAAAGGGTTCTTGTAGCTTCTTCCCTTCCCTTAATAATTTAAGTTTAAAATATGGTAACAATCGTATCAACAATCTATAAGGACACTGTTATCCAATTTGGAGATGAACTTGTGAAGTTTACGAACGGTAAGTCAACCGTAAAGGATGAGACTTGGGAATATATCAGAACGGGCGGCTTTAAAGGAATCACTTCTTTGGAAGATGCAGAGAATTTGGAAAAGGAAAAATCTGAAAGAGAAAAGGATGATGAAGCCACTATCAAAGTTCTGAAAGATGAGTATGACTTTGAAATCAAACGTTTGAACGGTATTATCAGCGACAAGAACGCTCAAATTGAAAAAATGAAACAAGCTGCTGATGTTTGGAGAAAAGAGTGTGAAAGATTGATGAATGGTGGAAAGCCAAAAGAAATAGAGGAAGAAAAGAAGGAAGAAGAAAACTCTTCTAATGAAGAAGAAATAGCCTCTTTAAAAGAAGATATGTTCAAAATGTCTTTTGAAGATTTGAAAACCCTTGCTATTGAAAATGGTATGTCTAAGCAAAAGGCAGGAAGATTCAAGGAAGAAGATCAGAAAGACGAACTTATCAATGCGATAATCGCTTTACCTAAAAAATAAAAGGTTATGCCGGGACAACTGACGTTTACAATAAAATATAAAAAGAACACAGGATCGGTCATTTCGGTAGCCGAAATGTGGAACAACTACTTGTATGGTATCACTATACAGGCTGGAACTGGAACGGCTTTTTCTGATGATGCTCTTAGAACTTATCTTAGTGCAGCACAGAGAGAGATTGAGAACTATTTCAATCTCAAATTTGTAAAACAGTTGGTTGAATCGGAAACGCATTCTTATTACAGGACAGATTATTTTCAGCAATTCCCTATCATACAAACCAACTGTCCTGTAAGAGTTCCTCTTGCTCTTACGGGTATGTTAAACAAGATGGAGCAGATCATTTATCCACAAGCATGGCTTACATGTGAAAAGGATATGGACGGGATAGGAAAACGGAGAATGAGCGTAGTTCCTACTGGCGCAAGCTCGGTCAGAGGAAATGCCGATGTTATTCTTACCGGGATAACAACTCAAATAGGATTCCAACGGTACACAAATATTCCAGACTATTGGGATATTCAATATATAACTGGATTTGATTTGGACAAGATGCCGGTTGATTTGATAAACCTGGTTGGCAAGCTCGCTTCATTTGGCCCGTTAAATATCGCAGGAGATATGATATTCAATCTTCCGGGTATTGCGTCCATGCACTTAGAAATAGACGGGCTTAGACAATCTATTAACTCCACCGCTTCTGCGGAAAATGCAGGGTATGGAGCACGCTTGAAACAGTATCAGAAGGAAATAGCGGAAACGGTAGGACGGATAAAACTCGTGTACGATCAGTTTAAATTTTTGGTATTGTAGGAGGTATTATGGGGAAAAGCATTTTACAATCGCCCGTTCCGGCTTTAAGCAACGCAAGTCCTGAATTTATGCGTTCAGAGTTCGATTCTGCTGTTTATTTAAAAGGATATGAGGTAATAATCGAAAAGGCTTTGCGTTGTCCTTGTAACGCGCCGGATTCTCCTTTGACGGATTGTCAGAATTGCTTTGGTACTGGATATTTTTATGTGAACCCTGTAAGCACACATGCACTCATAACCGGAATAAACGGAAACAACGATTATAAGCGTTGGTCGGAAGAACTGATAGGAACTATCAATGTAACGGTGACAGATGTAGATAAACCTAATATGGGGTATTTTGACAGGATCACAATTCAAAAGGAATACTCTTATTTCAGTGAAAATCTTCCTGTCAGAACGGACGGAGAGAACTTTTTCATATTTACTACTTATAAGCCGTTATCCATATACAGCATACATGTGTTTGATGGTTCTATGATGCCTTTAAGACAGCTTTCAGTGACAGATTACAAAGTGAGTGAAACGAACCCTTATTGTATAATTTTGACTGCCGATATGGCTTTAAATCCGGTCGTGAGCGTTTATTATCAGCATCAACTGGAGTTTCATGTGCTGGATTTCCCGCATGAAGTACGTGCTTCATGGAAAAAGAACAAGGAATCAGGACAATTGGAAAGGACAAGGCTTCCTATCCAGGCGGTAGCAAGAAGAACACATTTGATAGTCTCTGAAAAACCTAATTTTGACGGTTCTGGCGTTATTTTGAACGACAACATACAAATACCGCGAATAGTATAAGATATGATATAATTCATCAAGTTTTATGTTATATCTTATATATTGAATGAAAGTTCAATTCGGTTATTAGCCTAAGTCTTGAAACAGAGACTACGTTATCGGAGAATGTATAGTTACCTTGGAGTGTTTATCCAAGCTCCAAGCTCTAAGGCAGGTGATTAAACAGGAGTAGTATATTTGGTGAAACAGTGTTACCTGCAAGTAAACCTCCGAATAACATTGGCGATGGGTACTAACAGGGTTTTGTCCTGACTTATGTTGAATAAACATTTAAAAATTGGTTTGTAACAGGATGGTGTACGTACAAGACATAAATGGTAAACCTCTGATACCAACAACGAGGTACGGAAAGGTTCGCAGGCTGCTTAAAGCAAATAAAGCAGTCGTTGTGAATATATGTCCGTTTACCATCAAATTAACGTACGTCACATCTGATTACAAACAGGAAATTGTGTTAGGCGTTGATGCTGGGACTCGACATATTGGTTTATCTGCTACAACGAAAAGCAAGGAACTTTACAGCAGTGAAGTTATTCTTAGAAATGATATTGTAGATCTTTTGTCTACCAGAAGAGAGTTACGAAGAACAAGAAGAAGTAGATTGCGTTATCGAAAGCCCAGATTTAATAATAGGATAAAATCTAAGAAACAAGAATGGATCGCACCTTCGGTGAAGTACAAAATAGACGCCCATATCCGAGTTGTTGAAAAAGTGTATTCTATACTTCCTGTATCCCATATCATTATCGAAGTAGCTCAATTTGACACTCAAAAGATTAAGAATCCTGACATATCCGGTAAAGAGTATCAGGAAGGTGATCAACTTGGGTTTTGGAACGTCAGGGAATATGTTTTAGCAAGGGATGGGCATAAATGCCAGCATTGTAAAGGGAAATCGAAAGATGCGATTCTTAACGTTCATCATATTGAATCACGAAAGACTGGCGGAAATTCTCCTTCCAATTTGATTACTTTATGTGAGACTTGTCATAAGGAGTACCATAAGGGGAATATTAAATTGAAGGTAAAAAGAGGAACTTCACTTCGTGATGCGGCCGCGATGGGAATGATGAAATGGAAGTTATTAGATAAGTTGAAATCATTATTCCCAAATGTTAGTATGACATTTGGATATATAACGAAACATAATCGGATAAATAACAATATTGAGAAATCTCATATTTCCGATGCTTTTGTTATTTCAAAGAACTTTAATGCAAAAAGATTAAATTTGCAACATAAGATAAAGTTGGTTAGAAGACACAACCGTCAAATACACAAAATGAAAATCCAGAAAGGTGGAATAAAGAGACCCAATCAATCTCCTTTCGAAGTTTTCGGATTCCGTTTGTTTGATAGGGTAAAATTCAATGACAAGTTTTATTTTATATATGGAAGACGCAAATCTGGTAGTTTTAATATTCGTGATATAAATGGAGAAAACTCAAAAGATATCATGTACAAAAAGTTAAATTTGTTAAGGTGTAAGCGTTTTATGATACAAATTGAAACGAAACAAACAAAATAAATAATTTTAATAGAAGAATGATTTTACCAATAGACATAGATTTAGGTGATCTTGTGGAAGAATTTGATCTTTCAGGAGATCAATCTGTGTTTTTAGGTTCTTCCATTATTGACGCAGTTGTAGCGGAATATCAGATTAGGTGGCAAAATCTTATATCAAGCGAACTTCATAAGACAAGGAATGAATATAAAAGGGGAGTTTTCATAGAAAGGGAATCCCCTTTGTCTGTTACATTTGGATTGACAAATAGAGAATCTCCTATTCCTTTAATGATAGAAGAAGGGCAGCCACCTTTTGATGAAAAAGAAGGATTTAGAAATTCCTCAAAAAGAAAGGAAGCAGAAGGTGGAGGTTGGTACATTGACATTCCTTTCCGTCACGCAACTTCGGAAGCGGTAGCGGATTCTGGATTGTTTTCAACTATAATGCCTCAACAGATTTACGATGCAGTTCGAAAGACAGGAAGACTGGGAATTGGAAATTTACAAGGAAGGTTTGCCGAAAAAGGAGAGAGGAAAGAGATAAACAGGTTGGGAGTAAACAAACCATCTTACATGCACAAAGCACCTATTTATCAAGGCTTGACGAAAGTAAACATTGCTTCTACTGCAAACGAAACAAGAAGTGGTTACTTTACATGGAGAAGGGTAAGTGATGCTTCTGATCCTAACAGTTGGTGGAATGGTGGTATTATTCCATATAAGCTCATGGATAAGGCTCTTGAACAAGCTAAAATAGATGTTGTTGCAGATAGGGTTATAAACGAATTTTTAAAAGCTATTTGATTATGTTACAGATAGTTAAGATAAAAAAGATTATAGAAAGCTGTTTGGAATATGTTCAGACTGACTTTGAAAGCAAGAAAAATGAAAAGGATTCTTTCTTGTATAAGGTGTTGGGAGATACACAGGATGGTTCTTACAACTTTTATGAGCAAGCAAAGAATTTCTTTTTAAGGAAAGAAACGAACCCTAACAACATAAAAGTGTTGTTGGAATACCCAAAGGACAGAACAGGGTTGCCGGCTTATGTAATCAGAGAACCGGGAAAGAGAACTGGTATTGCCAATTCTATAGGTAAGATAGAATCTTTTATGGGTGGTGTTCCTATGTATAGAGACACAAGACAGTATGGATTGGAGATTATGTGCTTTTCTGTAAACATGAATGAATCAATTCTGATGTCGGAAGTTTTGTATGCGCTTTTACTTGGTTCTTGGGACTTGTTGGCTTCTCAATTTCTCAAAATAGAGTTTTCCATGAAAGAACTGATGATGGAAAATAGATTGATGCCAACTCCTATTTTTATTCGTTCCATAGGATTGGAATTATCTTCCGAAGAAATAGCACCCGGACTTGTGGACACTACTTTACTTGGAAAGATCATTTTTGGAAAGGTCAACCAAGTGGATAGTATTGCTCTTGGCGACCCAACCGCTATCGATGGACTTCCAGGGGTGGAATCGGAAATTAAGGGCAGTTGGTAGTACATTGAGTGAAAAATGATTACCTTTGGAAAATAAATATGGAGAAGAGAATCAAAGGATTTGTTTTCATTATCTGAATTTTCAACCTTTACGGAAGAAAGATAATTTAAAAAGAGAGATACAATTCCTTCTAATTATTTGGAAAGAATAGAGGGGATAAAATCATATATATAAATTCGATATATAAATAATTGAAAATCAATAAATTATGGCAACATCATTTATTTTTAATAATAAACAAATTACTCTCCCCGGGGCGTATTCTACCATAAAAAGCGGAGAAACAAGCCCTTCGAGAACGCTTGATTACGGTCGTTGCATCATAGTTGACACAGGAGTTTATGGTGCAAATTGGTGTGGTGGTTCTGGTGTATCTGGGGAAAACTTTCAGGGACTGGATTCTGTATATAGATTTGATACTTTGGCAGAGTTTCGTTCTTTCATGAAAGGTGGTATGTACTGGAAAATTGCAGAGGCACTTTTTACACCGGACTATTCAAATCCTGCCTCTACTGGTATTTCACAGCTTTTGTTTGTTAGAGCTGCACAGACAACTTCTGCCACTATCACTTTTGCAACAACGGCAGGCGGAACATTTGAAGTTAAAACTTTGGACGAAGGAAAGGGAGCAAATGGTATACTTTCGGAAGCTGGCAATCTGATTACTGGTTATGGAGTTTCTATTGTGGCAGGAGAAGATGATCCTGAAAAATGGATCATGAAGTTTTACGTTGGTTCTTTTACTGGTTATGCAGAGGATGGTTATCCTATTGGAGAAACACCGGAAGATCAGGCAGCACCTACTTTGGTATTGCAGTCACCGGAATTTGACAATATCCAGACTTTGATTGATTGGGCTAAATCTGATTCTAATTTTGCTAATTTGTTTGTCTTGACGGCTAATGCAAAGAAAGAAGGTGAAGGAACTGTATCTGAAAGTGACGTAACAACTGCACTCGCAGGAAAGAAATTTGTCCTTGCAAAAGGAGCGACTGAAACTTACAATGCACAGTATTTGACAGATGCGCTTGCTGCTATTACAGGTTTGGACTATAGCTTTATCATGACCGACCAATTTGGTGAAAATGCTAACTCTGCATTGCAGTCACAAGTTATTTCACACATTAACAGTCAAGCTAAATACACTCATTTCTTGTTTGTAGGTGGCTACAATGATCAAGCTAAATTCAAAGATTCTCTTGATTTGGCGAAAGGTTTCAATAGCGAACTTGTCCAGTTGGTGCATGGTGGTGCGGGTATGGCATCCAGCATTACAGGCATTAAAACGCGTTGGTGGGGTGTGATGTATAACTTGTGCTGTATCTTAGGAAGAACGGCAGGAAAACCGCCTTATATTCCTGTCACAAACAAGACGATCGGTATCGACAAATTACAGCATACTTTGAGTGAAACGGAGAAGGTAAAGGCTTTGGATGCCGGTATGCTTGTGACGGTTTACAATGATTACACGAACAATTTTGTGGTATTGCAGGGTGTGAATACTTTGCAAGATAACAAGGTGTTATTCAACTCCAATGGTCAGAGCCACAGCATTCAGTTCATGCGTATTGTCGCACAGATTAACAAGGAATTGGTTGTAAATGCTTCTATTGATCTGCTTGGACAGGAAAATGGTGTAAATGTCAATACTTTGTCTGCCGGCGCAGTGAAGGACTGGACGGTTGCTTATTTGCAATCCAGAGTAGCAACGGAAGCACAGGATAACTTGCTTCTTTCTTTTAAAGATGTTGTCGTAACAAGACAGGAAGATGCTTGGTTTGTTACTTACAAGATCGTTGTTAACAATGAAATCAACAAGTTGTTCTTTACAGGCTTCTTAATTCGTGGATAATGATTCTAAAATAGAATATCATGCAGACATTTAGTGCACCTATGGCATATATCAAAATTGGCGGTGAGACTGCTGGTTTTGTCAGAAATATTACCGTACAGGAACAGATCAATCGTGTGGATGTACAAGGGTTAGGTAGTTTGCCTATTCAGGAAATTCCGCCTGTATCTTACAGATGTTCCGCAACTGTGGACCAGTTCTTTTTGTCTTTCAAAGCTCCGGTGGTAGAAGCAATGATTCATCGCTTGGGAACTTTACAGGAAGTACTGGACACTCTTACATTCGCAGAACAAGGTTTCTCTATCATGATCTATAAGAAATTGGTTCAGAACTTTGATGATGCCCGTAAGATGGTGACGCAGGTTGACCCGACAGGTCAGACGGTTGCTCTTTTAACTCCGTGTTTCATTGAAAATCAGAATTGGCAGTTGCAAGAGCAATCTGTTTCAAGTTTTAATGTTAACATACGTTATCTTAACCCGATTGTAACTGCTGAATATTAACTACATTTAACAAGATAAGTTATAAAATTTGTTAATATAAGGGCTTTGGATTGATTTTGTAAGAATAAAATAAGTTGCTATATTTGCTTCGTTGCTGTGAAGCAATTACATTCAATCTTATTATTCATAATAAAGGAAGGTGGGCGTTTGTCCACCTTTTGTTTTTAGAAATTATTATTATTTTATTTGTTTGGATTGTAATTTTTACTATCTTTGTGGCGTGTATTAAAAATTCAAGGTGATTATGAGTAGTAGATTTAAAAGTTTAGCTGATCTTGATGCTGCTTTTCCTACAGAAGAAAGTTGCGTAAGATTTTTGGAAGCCCTTAGATGGGAAGATTCTTATCCTATTTCTCCTTATAGTAGAGGAGCTAAGATTAGGATTCGTGGTAATGAGTATATTTGTTGCGATACAAATAAGGCTTTTGATGTAAAAACGAAAACTATCTTTTTTAAGACATCAATTCCGCTTATAAAGTGGTTTAAGGCTTTGTGGCTGGTTTTGTACGATGATACAATAAATTCTGTTGAAATGGGCAGAAAATTGGAAGTAACTCAAAAAACAGCTTGGGAGATGATGAGACGAATAAAATTTTGTTTAACTAATTCAAATTGTAAATGATATGATTAATAAGATTGAGTGTAAAGGTGTTCTGCAATTAGGCGGTATGTCGATTTCTTGCTATGTTCTTGAAAACGGAATGAGGGTTTTGTCGGGGAGAGGTATGCAAGAAATTTTAAGAATAACGGACGAAAAACAAGGTGGGACGAAATTGCCTACTTTTTTAAACAATTCTACAGTTAAGCCTTTTATTTTTAGAGATTTAGAGCCGGTACGATTTCAGCCTTTAGATTGCTATCTTGGGAATCAAAAGGTAAATGGATATGAAGCTACTGTGTTGGTGGATATTTGTGATGGAATGTTTGAAGCAAGAAAGCATATTGAATTGAGTGACAGACAAAAAATAATTGCAGATCAATGTGAAATTTTGGTTCGGTCTTTTGCCAAGGTTGGAATCATATCTTTGGTAGATGAAGCTACAGGTTATCAATATGACAGAGAGAGGTTTGAGCTTCAAAAAATCCTTAACGCCTATATATCGGACGAAATATTGAAATGGCAACTTACTTTTACAGATGATTTTTATAAAAATATATATCGTTTATGGGGGTTGCCATTTATCCCTAAATATATTAGAAACAAGCCTTCTTTTATTGGAAAGCTAACAAACAAATATATTTATGAATTGCTTCCGCAGGGTGTTGTAGATAGAATAAAAGAAAAAACGGGCAAAACTTCAAAGGGGAATTGGAAATATAAGTGGCATCAATCTTTGACACCAGAAATAGGGAGAGAACATTTGAAGAAGCAGATTATAGAAGTTACAACATTGATGTCTGTTTCTCAAACGAAAGAACAATTTGACGATCTGTTCCAATTGAAATACAAAACACCTCCTATTCAGTTACAGACAGAATTTGAAGAAAATTCAAAAGAAGAAATTTGTGATGAATTTGATTCTTCTATGAGTAAAATCATAAGGACTTCTTTTGAATCAAATAAAGAGAAAGGGAATGAGTAATTTTTTCAGAAAGCGGAATGAAAATTCCGCTTTTCTCTGTTTTATATGTATATTTGTGCGTATCAATCAATTAATCATAAAAACAAAGTATGGGAACAAAAGAAATTACAGTAAAAGGAAGAAAGTACGAGATTCAATTTCCTAATGTAGGACAGTATTACCAGATCGAAGTAAACAAACAAAGACTGGGGAAAGGGAGTTACAACTCATTGATTGGCAATCCTACTATTACAGCGCAGCGTGCGTTGGATATGATTGATGTTGAGGCAACTTTATCCGTTCTTTGTCCGCAGTTGGTTGCGGATTTGAAGGTAAAAAGTTTCTCGGAACTTGGATTGAAAGATTTTAAGGAGATCAGCGATATTTACATGAACGAGGTGTTCCCTTTCTTGAAAGAGGCTGAAAAAATACTTTCTTCTGTGGACTGATGAACCGGGAAGAATATAGGAATTTCGTCATAAAATGGAATAACACTTTCCCTATTGACAGGTGGTTTAGGAACAAGCACAATATTCCTTTTCTTTCGGAAGAACATAAGAAGTGTGATTTCTTTACTGAACTTATGGAGTTCGAAGAAGAAAAGGCATTTTATGAACTTAGTCAAGAAAAGAAAGAAAAAGAGGAAAGAGCGCAAGAATATATCCCCAATATCGGGGATTGGTTGAAAGCACCGGAAGGTGAAATTTCGGAACAAGATACTGCCTTCTATGAAGATCAGATGTTTAAGATGATCGAGATGGAGCAAAAGGCAAAAGAAAAAGGTAAGGAAAATGGCGGATAATGAAAAAAGACTTAGGGTGTCGGTAGATGTCTCTCAACTTAGGTCGGTCGGGAGAGATGTTGAGAATATGCAACGAAGAATAGTCGAAAACAATAACGACATTATTCGTCAGCAGAACGATGCGCTCAACCAACTTAGGGAACAATTGAACCTTTTGGGACAGCAAAATTCCGAAAAGGGTAGACAGACTGCAACACCCACACGTCCAGTTATCCAACCTACACCACAACCGGAAGGAGAAGATCAAGAAACTGCAACACCTACACGAAGGAGAAGAAAAAAGCAACCGGAAGCGGACATTTCGGGAGAAAGAGGTGAATCCTATCAAGATAGAGGCACGAGAGCTATCGACTTGTCAGCTTTGCTTGGTGTAAATCAAGAAGGCTTTCGTGATATTGTGGAAGCCATTTCTTCCGGTAATAGTGATTTGTCTGATATAACAAAGCAAATTCTCCAAAACGTACAAGCAGGAGCACGTGCTTTAGAGGGAATACAAGAAGGTGTCTTTTCTATTGATGAAACTTTGTACAATCAAAGAGGTACTTCTGCGGGTGGATCGGGAATACAGCCTATTCCGGTGCCCACACCATCACCAGTGCCAGCAAGAGAAGAAACACCTATTACAAGAGAAAGAAGGGAAAATGTACAAAGAGGAAGTGACAGAAGCACAGCTACTAACATTGCCACAAGAGTGATTTCCGGTGTTGGAGCTACATTTCAAAGTTCTGCTGCTATGGGTGGAGGACTTATATCTTCTTTGGGCGGAATTGTAGGAGAAGGACTTTCTTTGATACCTGGTGTGGGGGGATTTTTGGGTGGTGTAACCACTGCGGTCGCTAATGTCATGGCGGGCATTTTCACTACATCTGTTGAAAAGGCTATGGAAGCGCAAAAGAGAACCATACCTTATGCGCAGACAATGGGTGTTTCCGCAGGACAAGCCATGCGCACAGCCTTTGGAGAAGGTAGTTATGCTGCTGGTGCTCTTGGAATGAATGTAGGAGAGTATATTCAAAGGCGTGCTGCGCTTATCCGTGCCGCAGGAGGAAAGGAAGAAACGGTTGCACCTGTACCGGAAACACAAAGTTTGATGGCTGTACAGCGTTTATATGGACTTAGTGATCGTACTGTAATGGGAATGCAAGGGGCGATGCGTTTTGCCCGTACAGAGGAAGGACAAACAGCTTCTTCATCTGCTATTATCCGTTCGTTTGAACAGACAATGAAACAGCTTCAAATCCCTCTTAGCGAAATCGCTTCTACGATGGATGAAAGTATGACTACTTTTATTCGTTCTGCCGATGATATTCTTTCTCGTACAGGTGAAATAGATGCAGCAAGCATAGCTTCTATCATGCGTGCTGTTCGTTTGCAGACCGGAATGGAAGGTAGGCAATTGGAGCGTGTACAGCAGGCTTTTATGGGGCAAGGGATTTCACAAGATGATGTAACGCAAACTCTTTTGCTTCGTGCAACACAACAAGCCACAGGATTGACAAATCCTTCTGAAATTCTTGCAGCTATGGAAGATTTGTCAAGAGGTGAGGGGGATAAAAATATAATGAAGCGGTTTCTTGAATCATTGAAGGAAATATCGGGAGGAAGTCTTGAAATGCTTCGCCATTTGATGCGAGGGGCATTTACAAACCTTTCCTATACGGATATTAATAAGATTACTGGACAAGGGGATATTGACTTTGGAGAATTTTATAAGAAAGTGGATGAATCCAGGCAAGCACTTAGGGAACAGAATGACCCAACAAACAGGTATGAACCTACTGCTGCCGAAAGAACCGTTACGTCCGGCGAAAAGATGATGTCCACTTATGAAAACAGAATGATTGGAATTGGTGAAGCGAATATAGACAGATTGGGCAAAATGTTGAATGCTATAAATGGAATTTATAATAATATAACAAGTTTCCCTACCGCTGTCGAGAATTTGTTTACGCAATATAAAGATGCCCTTGACAAGGGAGATGGAGCTACGGCAACTGCCGACAGAACAGCTTTGCAGAATTTTCCAGGTATTATAATGGAAGCGTTTTTTAAAAAGATGATTAGATCGGAGGAATAGTCTATGACAGAAAAAGATAACAGCAAAACAAGCGTACCACCAATATACCCACTTCCGGCGTATAAATACTCCACTATACAGGATTTTATTGATATATGGCAAAAGGTTATTATTATTACTGGGAAGAAAAAATATACTCCATCTGATTTATTGAAGGTAAAGAACGAAAAGGGGGTTTCTAATCTTGATATTATTTGGGGAACTTATGACAAAGAGGAACAAGCGAAATATAAAAGTGATTATGATTCCGGTACGCTGCCTTATGTAAAGCAAGGAACAACTTTGTTCTGCCCGAAAGATGATACGCCATTATCCCTTACAAAAGCCGCAAAAGAAGGCCAATTTGTGTCGCAAGGAAGTTTTAAGGCTTATTGGGGAGAAAACTATGAAAGCCTGATAAGTGATGAAGAATATTTGCCTGACACAAGCGTTACATCTTCTCTGAAAGGAACAGGGATAAACGCTAAGATAATTTCCATGAACGTAAGGGTATGGGTATATATCAAGGCTTTGGATAAGGTTATGGATTTGTCCCCTTATGTTTTGCAGGTAGTAACGACAAAATCGAAACAGACGGGAGAATTTACCGTTTTACTATCACCTTTTTATGCTAATGAAAGTTCTTTTGCTTTTGGAGAATCTATTGTAGAACAGTTTAATCTTGTTTCCAATGAGGGAGCGCAAGTCAAATCTTTTCAAGAAAAGTTTATCCAGAATAACGATATAGTCTTTATCCGGTTCGAACGTTTGAAAAAGGAAAAATCAACAGGAGATTTGGATTTAGGAAAGCAAGTGAACTTGGAGATTCCTGTTTCTAAAATAGCCAAAAACAATATTTGGGATATGATAGGATTTGTGGACACTTGCACATCTTCTTTTGAAGCACAGGGAAACGTAAAATCCATCACAATAGAAGGAAGGGATATAAGCAAACTCTTTATGGAGGACGGGTGCTATTTCATTCCTTTATTGAATGCTACTGATACCTTTTCTCATTGGTACGAAATGAGTGAGGATAGTATTTGGTTTAAAAGGAATGTCCTTACAGGAGCTTTTTCAAATCTTTTATGGTCATATGCAGAAAAGCCTATACGGGAGTGCCTATGGTTTATTGTAAATGTCATGTCAACAATAGGAATAGCCAAAAATAGTGTATTTGATTCCTGGCAAGACAAAAGAACAGAAGGATATGATATTGGAGCAAAAGAAAAACGTCCTGTTAATGGTGTTTGGCAGATAGTAAAAGTATTTGTGGAGGATATTCTCGAAAAAAGGGTTCTTATTGATTCTTCCATTGCCAATCCGAACGGTACGTTATTGGAGTATATGACGAGGGTATGTCAGTTTCCTTTGGTGGAATTTTACTTTGATACCTACGTTAATACGATAGATGTGGTTGTAAGACAACCTCCATTCAATAAGGATGCTATTTTGGGAGCTTATAAGAATGGGCAGTATGTGACGATTGCTTCCGACAATTTGCAAGGATATGATTTGTCTTATGATACAAGAAGCTATTCTTGGTATCAGCTAAGAGTAATGGATAATCATGCTGGGCAAAGGAATACGACAAGTCTTGCTTTTGTTCCTATTGTGTATTTGGATGATTATGCCGAAGTGTTTGGTAACAAGAAAATGTCCTTTACAGATCAGTATTTGAACTACAAGGAAACGGACGGAGTGAACAAGACGCAGACACTTGCTAACTTTCAAGAAGCTGCGTTAAATGATCTTATATACATTATAGAATCAACAGCTTATCTTCCTTTTACGAGAACAGGTACGATTACGATAAATGGGGATAGAAGAATAAAGGTCGGTACATTTGTTTACTTTGAACCGACAAATGAATTTTTTTATGTGTCCTCTGTGATCAACAATGTTTCTTTCTTGGATGGGAATTTGCAAAGACAGACTATTATGCAAGTGGAAAGAGGTATGTACGTTCCTATTCTTTCCAATTCTTTCTCTTCTGTAAAGAATAGACAGGATAACGCAGGGGAAGAAAGTAAGGATGTGAAACCGGATTATTTCAAATTGGTTGATTTGACGGAAATGAAAAATGCAGTCAAAGTAGCTCAAAAAGATCAGATCGCTACACTTGTTTCTCCAAAGGTGGATAGAAAACAATTCGAGTATTTCTTAAATCGTAAGATGTTTAGTTGAGTATGGCGGGAGGAAAAGTAAGAAAATTGAATGCGTCACCCGAAGCGATTTCATTCGGGTTCATAGTTATTCCTAATGGAGTGGACAGGGATTTGTATGTGGAAACCTGTTTAAGGAGAGGTCGTGTTTCTGTCATGGGAAATGGGGGAGCTTTCTTTCGGGATATTTACATAACAAATGAAGTTTTGGCTAATATCGAGTTCCCGGAGAAAGAAAATGAACAAGGGTCGGCAGTAGTGATAGCAAGTAATCCGTATGACGGTATTCCTATTGTGATAGGGAGTTATCCGAGAAACGACCAATCTCCTATGTGGAAAGAGAATACGTTCCAGTTCCGAAAAACAGTAGGGAATGTGACCGCATCCTTATCTGTTGATCCGGCTAATAATGCAGTAATTGTTTCAATTAATTCTCCCGAAAAAGCATCCGTAAAGGTTCTTGCTACAGGTTCGGAAGAATCGGAAGTGAATGTTGAATCCACTGGAAGCGTGAATGTAACCGGAGGAACAAATGTTTCCGTAAAGGGATATACGCAGATAGAAGCAAAGGTTGTGAATCCAGAAAAACCGGAAGAAGAGGAAAGAAAAGTTTCTATGGATTTGGAAAAGGTTTATTTCCATTGGAAAACGGAGGAAATGGAGCAATCTTTACAAGTGGATAACACAGGTGTTGCTGTGAAGATTGGTGAAGATGTACAAAGCACAATAACTAAAGAACAATTAGATTTAAAGACAGGAGAATCCACTTTGAAAATGAATAATGATATTATTGAGTTCAATGGCGGAGGGTTGAAAGGTTTGGTTGAATTGGATAATCTTACAAGTAAATTGAATGGTTTTGTAAATACATTCAATTCCCATACCCACAATGTCCCGGCAGGCTCATTTCTTGTTGGAGCAACGGCTGGCGTGCCAAGTCCCGCTCCTGTTCCTGTTACATCTCCTATGCAGACGGCACAAAATTTCGTTGCTTCTGATTATGAGAATGAAAAGATAACACAAGGGTAGGAGATTGTGAGAAAAGTTTGTACTTTTGAAAAACGATTTAAATATTTTCAACCGTGGCAGTTTTGGATTCAGTAGTAAAAACAGCGAAATCGACACTTAAAAATTTGGGACGATCCATGATGTCGGCACAGTTCCCGAATGATTTTGAAGTGTATATGTGTTCTTTGGAGTTGGCAGATTCCAAAGGAAACACAATTGATGTCTTTACTTTCCCTATCAGCCCGGAGAGTATAGATAAGAGTGAGCCGAAAAGAACAACGGTAGTCAATACGGCAGGAGGTGTAACCGTTCTCACTTCCCCTGTTTTCATGCCACAGACAATCACTATAAAAGGAAATTTCGGAAGAACATTCAAGATTCTTTTGACTGGCTCGGATAGTGTTTCTTTGACAGGTGCAGCTTTTAGCATATCGGCAGGAAAGCGTTATCTCTATCAGCTACAAGGGAAATCTACAAGCTCTCTTAAAATGCCTTCTTTCGATGCCGGCATTAAAACAGGATATGGCTGTATCAAGATATTGCAATCTATCATAGATAAAAGTAATGGTGTTGACGAGAATGGTTTCCCCATGAAACTTTTCTTCTATAACATGGCTCTTGGTGAGAGTTACCTTGTAACAATCCCTTCACGTGGTGTTAATTTCAGTCAGAGCGTGTCAAAGAACATGATATGGGAATATAACCTTGAAATGACCGTTATAGCTCCTTTAGAAGCAGTTTCGGGAGCGAAAGGTACAAAGACTTCTCTTTTAAAGAAGTGTGCTTCTAACGCAATACAAAAGGGTATAAATGAATTTGCAAGTTCAATCTCTAAAGGTTTGCTGGGCAATGGATGAAGCGTTTGAAAAATTTTACAACGTAACGGGATATGATATAAAGTCATATTTCCAGAAGTTCGTTGATTTCTGTACCAACGACTATCCTCTTATTGTGGACTATTATAGTAATGGTGGAGAGATGGACAAGGATTCTTTTTTGCGCCTTGTTGAGCTTGTGAGAGAATCGGAAACGATTGAGCCTTTGTTCATCTTACATGAAAATACTTTGGATGACATTTCCATGTGGGAAATTTTGGACAACTTTACGGAGACACAGACAAAACTTTCCACTATTAAAAGTTCTGCAAGGTGGCTTAGAAGTTCTTCTTTAGACAGGAACAATACTTTGCAGATGGAAAAGACACTTCGGACAGGTGAGCGTTTTGAAGATGTGGCACGTCAGCTTAATAGTTCTAATCCAGAAGATGATTGGATGAACATTACAATACCGCAGTATATAGAAGAAACTGATTATTCGTTCTCTGATGGAGGGAATAAGTTCTATATTAATCTAAAGAACGCTGGGAATAATTATCTTGATACTGTTGTGGATGTACTTGTGGGAGATAATATCTTGGGACGTGACATAGATGTGAATTTTGTCTTTGAGAATGACGATTTAAAGATAGTGATAGGCGATGATGCGATCCGACAGGCTTTGGATACTATTCTTTCTTCTCAAAAAGGTGCTATACCAGAGTTTAAGGATTATGGAATTGCAAATGAGTTCATAGGAACAACGGTGAACGCAATCCAGTACCCTTCTATTTTTAAGGATGTAATGAATATGTTCCAAAGGGATTCAAGATGGGACTCTGTGGAGTTGATAGATGTAAAAAGAGAGGAAGATGCCGTGTTCCTTTCTTTGCAATGTAAAACGGTAACAAAGAAAGATTATTTAGTAAATGTTCCTATATAA